GTTGCTGATACACAGTAAGTTTCAAGATTTTATTGTCGGGAGTTTTAGATTACCGTCTGTCGCAATTACTGGTGAAATCGGTGTTTCAGCAAAAATAGACTGCAGTATAAATCTCCCATTGCTTTTCTTTTCTGGTGAAATGCAGACTGAAGGAATCATAGACTTGTTCTGTCTTTCAGTATTTGGACAGCTTCAGCAGCAAGGTACGATTAATGGTGCTGTTAGATTACCTCTTTTCCAGTTAGGTGGCGAGATTGAAGAAATTCAGTGGATGTCTGGGAGTATTAAAGTACCAAGTATTACAATTGCTGGTGCTGTTGGTAAAGCACTTAATATAATAACTGGTGAAGTGTTAATACCATTATTACTTATCAAAGGTGTGTGTATCTCAACTGCCGCAAATAACTACGGTAACGAAAGTGATGTTGTCTTACGATACTCTAATGCGCGTAGAAACATCTAAGGGAAAGTATGGCACGACAAACGCTTTTACTTAATATACATAATTTCGCTCCTGCACAATTTACCGGACACTCAGCGAACAGCACAACTTTCTTCAATGGGAAATTGTTGTTTGCTACGAGTGCTGGAATTTTTGAGAGTACTGGAGATAATGATGGGTTTATAGTTGAGGGTGAAGTTTCAACTCCTATTTCTATCAATGCTTATGCTGTTCTTCCTATTGCTGACTTCGGCTACCAAGGTCAGAAGTCTCCGCGCTCGATGCTCCTGGGTGGACGATTCGACGGACAGATGCAGGTGTCCATCACTGACGAGAAAGGCATGACGCAGGATTACCTGACCGAAGACATGGGCAACGAAGACGGAACCAAGGTGGCCCTGCGCTCTGACCAGCGTAGCCGTTACCTCAAGGTCAAGATCGCCAACGTCGGCGGAGCTGACTTCTCTGTAGACTCCGCTGATCTCATCTTCATCCCCGGCCCGGAGCGTAGAAAGTGAAAATGTTCGACAACAGTAATACCCGAATATTTCTCCAGGGTAACGAAGACGCCGCTCGCTGGCATCTTCCTGTTGTACTTTCAAAATTCAAAGCATTCGTACGAAGGTGTAAAGAAGCAGGACTAAAACAAGATCGCTTTGCGATGTTCTTTGAAGAAACTGGTACTAGTGTATTTGGTCAGTATTTTTACGGCGAAGAAAGTGTTCAACTTTATTCTCCTATTAGACAAAGGGTGATTGAAGAAAGGTCAATTGTTGACTCTTCTGAGGAAGAGGTCGTTAAAACTTTTTATGTGATTACGTCGCAAGGGTATTTTTGGGTTGAAGTTAGGCAAGACAGGGATGGAAATCCTGTAGTTATACTGACTAAGTTTGCTGCAACAGTAACGGCTTCCGATGGGATAACAGAGTCGTTTGTTTACCCTGGCTTTGCACTCAACGCTCCGGGCATGATTGCAGGGTGCTTCAACGATGATCCTGCGACAAGATATGTCCTGTCCCAGAATTGCGGGGTGATAATCGGTGAGGGTCAGGAGAAGGGTACAATCAAGCTGCCAGCAAATACGAATCCTTCTTCTCGCATTACGGTCATTGGGCAGGACAAGTTCTCGATTATTCACAGCGACAAGGGTCAGGATGTTTCGGTGCGGGTGGTTGAGCTTTCGAATGGGCCAGAAGGAATTGACGTTGATCTTAAGTATTTCGAACTGAACACGCTTTCGCTTGCCGAATCCGGAGAGTTGTCGGTTGCGGTCCTGCATCCAAATCCATGCTGGATTCACCGTAAGTGCACTGGCTCGTACTTCTCCCCAAACAAGACCATTGGCTACCATGTGGACATCGGAAGTGATGATGATTTCTTTGGGAACTCCGACACGATACCAGGGATTTATCGGAACAAACTGGATAACCCCGCTGGCGATCCGTATTTCAATCACACTAAAGACCTGTACCGCTTCGCGTCACTGTGCGCTTTTCCACTGGATGTTGAGGAGGGGAGGGTAACAATTCTTGCCCTCGCGCCGAGTATGTACTTTTCTGGTACGAAAGAAGATAGGTGTTGGGGTGGGAACGGTATCTCTCAGATTGTCGCAGGGTGTCTTGACTACGCCGGTGATTCGCTGACATGGATTCTCGCCCCGCGTTTTATCAAGATCGAGATCGCCCTTTCAACTGGCGCAATTGAGTTTTCAGACCTCTCTGTTGAAGGTGAGATTTCTCAGCAAATCGCAGTGCAGTCATGGGATGGGCTTTTTGGCGCAATGCTTCACTGTGAGGCTGACTACCTCTGCGACAATTTCTTCTTTGAAGACGAGGAAGTACAGCAAAATGGTCCGTCGTGCACTTGGTCGGCTGACTGTGCTGGAACGTGTGGCGTTTACACTGACCCAGAAGGTTACCTTGGTGAATGCCCAGGGCAATGGACCCCGTACCAGCAGTGGGCGAAGTTCTTCCGTGAGGACTTGAAAAACAGCAAGCGGTTTTACCTTGCACTCGGGACTGTTCCGCCAAACTTCGATTCGCCTGGTGTGGTGGATGGGTTCTACTTTCTGTTCGACGGTCTTTGGCACTTGGACGGCGGAGTGCTATGGTCCAATGCTACTGCAGTCGGTAACTCCTGCGCTCTTTGCTCGGTCCCGGTTGCTGGCCAAAGTCCTGGTGAGGTCGTTTACTTTACCCTTATGGGCGGAGACTCTGACGAGTGGATTCTCGCACACGGCCACGAGTACACCGAGAACATGACTGTACTTGCCCCGCTTGGTTATCACTCAATGCCAGATGCAACTGGAAATTGGAGTACACGACTAGGTTTCATAGCGCAAGTTCCAGAAGACGTTGACGAAGAGCACGAAGTGAAGGTGCTTGTTGGCGGTGTGTCGTACCCTGCGTCTAATGTCGATGGTGGTGTGGTTAAGTGCGAGCGCAGGTTTATGAATGATCCATGTCTTTGCGAGGAGACTATGGAGTGGAGCGCTGAGTACGGAGTCATTGAAGTTGGCGAAACACTCCAGCTTACATTTATTGGAGGATGTCCGCCGTTTGATTGGCTCGGAACGAATGTCATTTTCAGAAACTCAGGTGGGGCTGTTCTTTCAAAGTCGCAACTCGCACTGACGCGAACGGTTTACGCGGATGCCTCGGGCGGTTGCTACTCGTCCGTGAATGTTTCCGATGCTTGTGGAGATTCGCTTTCAGCGAGTGATACAACAGGTGGAACCGGGGTTGCTACAGGACCTAGTAAATTAGCACAAGGAGCTACTGGCTATTTTTCGCATAGCCTTACTTTCGAAGTAGAATACACGGGTGAGCTTGAGTATGTGAGTAGTTCGAGCAGCGGGATTATTCTACGGATGCCATCTGGCGCTACGCCAGGTTATTACTATACAGCTTCGTGGGTTGATGGTTGTGGCGCTGTTGCAAGTGTTAGTGTTCTTTGCGACCCGATGCCAAGTGGCACTGGTTGTGCTGCTCCAACTTCTGGTAGTTTGCCCTGGCCTTACGTTGTTAGAGTTAATAGACCGTGGGCCGTGTGTACCTATAATTACTCAACAAACATGAGTTATTCATATGGGTCAATGACTCCAAATACATGGTATAGCGCATGGGATGCTTCTGGATTCTATATTATATGGTGGGCAGCAGAAAACGGAGTTCGCAGAAAGGCATTCGGTAGTAGATGGTATCCATAGGGATTAATTATGATCACAGAAAAAGAAAAACTAAAACAAAAACTGCTTTCTCTTTCACAAGTCGAAGTCGAAGAGCTGGTGTCTGAGTGGCAAGCGGCTGTCAGTAAGAACCATCAAGACATTATTGATGCACTTCTCACAGACGGCTTTGAGGAAGTCGCAAACATTCATGACAAATACCTCACAACCGACGGTCGAGAGTTAATGTGGGTCGATGGTAGGGCCTATGCACTGAAGCTTGAGATTCACAACCAGCGCAGGGAAGAGGCGTTTGAGGCAGCGAGACAACAGAACGAGGAAGCCGAAACAAGGAGCATCCTCGGGAGCGAGCAACTCGCGGCGATTGTCTGCCCAAAGTGTAAAGAGGCGGTTGAGTATTCAGTCGTTTGTGGAAAGTGCGCGGCTGGAAAAGCTGGCTACCGTCACCGGTACACCTGCGTTTGTGGTGTCGATTTCATCTCGAAGGATAGACTATGAGTGTAACATCAGTAGAGCGCGGATTTGCTGAGTCCTGCATCAGGAGTCATGAGCTCCTGCGCAGAGCTTGCACCTATACACCGGAGTCAGTCGCCTGGGCCGGTGATTTAATCCTGACAACCGGCGCGGTTCTCAAGCAGTCCGAAGTGAACGATATGCGAGGGGAAGCGGAGTCCGCAACTCTCACCCATGTCCCACCTACTGAGGAGTGTAGCGAAGTCGCAGTTGGGATGCCTGGAGGCTACAGCGCGGATGAAACCTCCATTCGTTCCGGTAGCGCCAAGACTTTCAACTATATCATTCCAAAGAACTCTGATCCTGAGAATGAAACAAACTGGGATCTCGGCATCCTTCAATCAAATGACGATTGCGGGGTGATGATGGATGGAGGGGATATTCTCTACCGTCAGGAATCAACAGGGCAGATTGCATCTCTTTGCGGGACGATCATCAGGCGCGGAGTGTTTGAGCCTGTCGCGTTTTATCTTGATAACAGAAAAAGCTATACAAAAGATCCTGACCGCGGATTGCTGATAGCAATGAGTATTGGCGAGACATGGGAAGTTCGATACGCCACTGCTGAGCAATCACTATCCGGTGGATTAGTTAACTCAACCGACGTCTCAGAAGCATTTAATACAGCTATCATCGCACTAGGAATGACTCAAGCTGACGTCATTTCTTTTGGAATGATCTAGGAGGATTGATTATGTCTGACTTAGAATTTAAGCTTCCAACTGCCGCTGGCACTATTAACTGGAAGGATGAAAAAGACGAACCAGGAGTAGACACAAAGTCACTTGTTGACCATCGCTTTGCACTTGTGCAAGATATGATTGATACTGCGACAGCTGACTTTGCGTCTGCATTAGACGCAATGCGTGGAGCATTAACGCCTATTATAGTCATGGATATTCCTTCAAGCGGAATTGAAACCTCTGACATTGATGCGAATATCCCAGACTTTACCGCCTCGTTTGATGCTGTTTTTAATGCGGCACTTCCAAGCTTTTCGGTTTCATACACTGAGCCAGAAGGAAAACCTGACCCCTCAGCGTTTGAGTGGGAAGAAGGAGTTTTCGCTCTTACCGCAGAATTAGTTGACAAACTGGCCTTTTGGTTGTTGAATGGGGAAAGTGCAATTCCGCAGGCATTGTTCGATGAGATGTATCTTACGGCAACCACGGCGCTTTCAGAAGACGTTACTGCTCGAAGGTTGGTACTGTTGTCAGAAGCTGCGGCGCGGGGATGGGACTGTCCAGAAGAGATTGAAAGTGCGAAGCTTCTGCAGCTTGAACGGGAGTACAGTAAAGGTGCTGCAGAGGTGGCGTCCAACATCGCCGCTAAAAATATGGAATTGGTGCAGGCTAATTTCCATAAAGCTGTAGAAGTTGCGGCGCAGTACATTGCAACGCAGATGGATTACAACATCAAGAAGAACACAGCGAAGATTGAGTTTTACAGTGCCGCTGTAGATGCTTGGGTGAAGCAGGTTGAAGCTGAGATCAGTAGAATCACTGCAGAAGTGGCGGCGTTTCAAGGTCAGATCGAAGGATACAAAGCTGCGGCGTTGGTGTATAAAACTGAAGCAGATGTGTTTGACTCAACAGTGCGGGCGTATGTTGCACTGGTTGAGGGGATGAAAGCTAAAATTGGTGCTGCTGTTGAAAGCATTAAAGCAGAAGTAATGGTGTACGAAGTTGACTCGAAGGTAGCAATCGAGAATGAAAAGCTGCGGGTCGAAGCACAAATTGCCAACAACGAACTGGGTCAGAGAATTGCAGAAGCTGATAGTAACTTCCATGCACAGTTAATGGCGAGTGGTATGGGAGCACTTCATGTTCAGGCTGGCGTCAGTGCGAGTCATAACACTGGAGAGCAAGTGGGATTTAGTTATCAGTACGGGCACAGTTACAGCGAACAACAGAGTCGTTCTGAAAACATGACCATCTCAAGAGAAGTTGAGTAAGGAGAAAAGCATGGCGACGAAAAAGAAAAAGGGAATGAATGTTGAGCTGAATGACTTTGACTTTGACGAGCAGGATACTGCACGAATGCAGCAGGAAAGGGCGGGGGCAGCTGATAGAGTGGCGAAGTTCACGAAGGACTTTGAACCAACTGGGAGTGCTTTCAAGGACACCAATCTTTTGTCTGGGACGTCGCGGGATATCAAGACAATGAGAACAATGGATGCCCTTTTGGACAAAGCCGCCGATAGAGCTGCAACCGTGCGAGCGCAGGACGCTGGACTCGAAGTGGAAAGGGGAAAGATTGGAGTAGACAAAACAAGGAACACTCTTTTTGGAAGACAGCTTGACAACCAGATGGAACTTGGGGTTGGAGACTTAACACTTAGAAAAGGCGCGTTGGACTTAGACAAAGACATCTTTGGAATGACCAAGGACCGCTACAATAAATACGGCGAAGTAGCAGACAAACTCAACACCAGAAGACTCGCAATGGAAACGCAAGTGATTGGAGATGAGTTTGGACTTGAAGAGGGTGACATCACCAAGGGAATGGCTGGTGAGTACCTTGGTAAAGGTGACAGTGTTGCGAAACCTCAGGGAAAGATTGTTGATGAAACTGGAATCTACTTCGACAATGTTCCCAACGCACCAGTAAATGACAGTAGTATTCCTGATTGGCTTCAACCTAAGGACTTCAGAAGTTACAACACAACTGGAATTGAGCCTTTAGACGTTACTCTCGGTGCGTTGAACGAAGGAGTAAAGAGCATGGTCTTCCGTCCAGCTTATGCCGCCAACGACCTCTTTGGTATCCCTTCCCCAACAGCGAAGCCCCGCACCCAACGTAACTCGTTACGGCGCAAAGTAAGAAAAGTCAATTAATGACCTTTCTCTAAAGGAGAAGTAAATGAGTAGAATGAGCATGTCGGGCCTTGAGCCCAACTTCGGTGAGGGAGATAGTGGTATTTTTAAAGAACTCCGCGCGCGAAAGCAAAAGCTCAATGAGACTTTCGAAAAGAAAGTAGAATTATCTTTTGACGAAAAGAAGATTGGTGAAGGTGTTTCGCAGTTTTTTGCGGCGCAACTTCCAGCTGGAAAGAAGATCGAGGCCTCGAAGCACCCTACGGCCTTTGCAGCTGTTAACGCGGCGTTTGACGAAGACGATCCGCGCAGGGAACTTATGCCTGTGGTTAGAGATAATTACAAGCAGCTTCTGAGGAATAAAGAATACGCCGGTGCTGATGAGAATCAGCTTATGGATCTTGCGTATCAAGCAACGGTTAAAGGAACGGCGTCACCTAACCTGGAAGGGGCGACTGTTGAAGATGATATTCATCGGTATAAGTTTAAACGGGACACTGCGCTCTTTGGTGGGAAGAATGTTGCTGCGGCTCCTGGGTATGATGAATGGCTGCAGAGGGAAAAGGAAAAGCCGATTGAGGATAGACTGACTGGGTATGGGGAAGCGGCGGCTTGGTGGGCCGGAGGTGATGCTGCTTTTCATGTGCTGAAGAAGCCCGTTGGAAATGCTATTGGAAAGGCTCTTCTTGCCACTGGTGTGAAAGGGTTGCAAGGTATTGGTGGGACTCTTGCTAGAGTTGGGCCGCCGCAAGCTAAGCTTTTAGGGACAGTCCTTATGGCTGCTGCGGCGAGTGTCCCAGCAACTTATCTCGGGAACGCTGTAAAGAAAACTGACTGGTACAAAGCGCGGGAAGACGAGCCGGTTAAGCAGGCGCTTACAGGGATTGGTGTGGAATTGCTGACCGGTGTTGGCGCTATGCGAGGGATTGCTAAGCAGGGTACTGGTGTGCTGAAGATGGCAGCGGAGCGCGGTGCGGTTACTGAAGCTACCATGCGAAAGTTTATGTCGGATCAGTCAGCTTCGAATATCATGGCAGTAGCTGCGGCGAGGAAGGCTGAGAAGAAAGCTCTTGGAGAGATGAGCAACCTCCTGACGAACGTTGCGAGTAAAGGAGAGAGGAAGGCTTGGTTTGATAAGCTCAACGCCGATGACGCAAACTTCATGAAGAAATACACTGACGACTACGCTGTTGAAAGTGTTATTCAAATGGAGCGTAATGCGTTGGATGAGGGACTTAAGCTTAAGTCTCCTGTCGAAGGTCGGCCGTTTGGCTGGGAAGGCGAAGCGAACCAAGGGACTATCTTTAAGGATCCAGCAAAACCTACCATCAGAACCCTTTCGAACTTTGATGACCTCGGTACACCGCAGTGGCAGGGAGAAGGGTATAAACCTGCAACTGTTAATTCAAAGCTAGACCAACCCTGGTTTGATGACCAGATTGGTACTCCTTTACACCAGCAAGGTGGGGCTTTTGAAGGTTATCCTTTTGGGCAGGCTCGGGAGACTGGGACACAGCTCGCGCTTCCTTCTGGGCAGCAGTTTGGACTTCCTGCTGGTCAAGGTCAGCAAATGCTCCCGCCTTCTGGAGTATTTGGTCCAAAGGGTCAGTGGAGTGTGGTGTCGAGAGTCGAGAATCCTTCTGGCGGTGCTGGAGGTGGTGGGATATTTGGACTCTCGACGAAAGAACTTCCAAAGAAAACCGTGGTTGGAAAGACACCTGAAGGGAATCCTATCTTTGGGTTGAACAGAAAAACGCAGGAAAAGATTTTCAAAAGCCTCGATGACGAGCAGGCTGTGCTGGTTACTGATCAGGTTTTGAATGGTGGAAAGTCACTGGAAGAAGCGTTGGAGGGAATGGCAAAGACGAGGGCACTTTCAGGGGCATTGAAGAAAACTGAAGACGCCATTGCTGTTGCTAAGCCAAAGACTACGGTCCTTCCTCCTGATAATGTGATCGGGTACGAAGGTGCTGGAGCTGCGGCAGAATCTGGGAAAGCCGCTAAAGTACTTGTGTTGAAAAGGGAAGCACAAGAAGCTGGTGAAGAGCTTGCCTCGCGCGCGGTGGCTGAGCAAAACGCCGTAAGAAGTTCTGCTGAAATCCTTCGTGAGATTGGAAGAGGCATTGCACCTAAAGGTAAAGAAGCAATGGTGCTTGCGGATGACCTTGCTGACGAAGCGTGGGACGAACAGGCAAGAGCAGTGCTTTCGTATCTTGGGGATAAATCCAGAAGGCTTGGTGTCGCTGTTCCTGAAGAAAGAGTCGCACAACTACGCGCTGCAAAAGCAAAAGGCGTTGCTACTCCTACTGAGAAAGTTAATCCTAGAACAGTAAGAGCTGAGCAGAAAGTTGCTGACGCTTCGCAGGAAATGTCTGACTTTCAGAGGTTTACTAAAGGAGAACTTGACGAGGCTAGTTATCTTAAGAGTCTTGAAAGTCCTGAGTTCAGGGCGGCCGAAGCCGAGAAGATATACAATACGCTTGCAAAAGCCGGGGTGCCTGACGAGAAGATAGATACCCATCGTGCTTTTGAGACTTGGCGTAAAATGGTTAAGCCTATTGTTGAGAAAGAGCTTGAGGTTATTACTCCTGTGGCTGATGACTTGGCTGACTTTGGTGGGATGACTACTGGAGATAGTTCAATTCTTAAGACGCTTATTCCAGCTGGTGTTATTGGGACGTTATCTACTGCCGCTGTGCTTGGGCTCCCAGATGACTCTCATGCCTCAGTAGCAAGTGCTATTGGTGAAGCTGCAGCGAGGGGTATTAAAGCTCTCCCGAAAGCATGGTTCAGTACAATCGCACAGTCCAAAAAGCTAGCGAGTATTTCTCACGCTGAAAGTCAGAAGGTCTTCGCGAAACTCATCAAAGAAGCTGACGAAGCTGGATACGTTGCGAAAGTTGTTGGGACGTCTAAAACACTTCCAAGAAGAATGATAACTCCGAACTTTGCGGCACTTGCAAAAGAGCTTTATGGAAGTACTGCCGGCGCGGTGAAAACTGTGAAGGCTCTTCCACTTGGAATAGAAAGGCTCATGGGACCTTGGGGTAGGGGAGCTATTCATTACAACACTGGAGCTAATCCAGCAGTTCATCTTGCTGCTATGCAGACAGCTTGGACAAATAATATTGAAAACTCTTTTACAGTGTTACACAACATTATGAAAGACGTTAAAGGCGGGGCGTCTGCAGCGAGGGAAGTGGCGGCAATGTTTAAGCCTCTTGCTGAGGAGTACAGCGGTGTTGTAACTACTCACGGTATTGTGACTACAAAGCTTCGGCAACTTAATAAAGCTCTTCCTGTGCTTGAGAAAGCGATGAAAGATCCTAAGCTCGACGCCGTTGCGAAAGAAGCACTGCAAACAAAGTATGCATTTAAGCTTAAGGAACTTGAAGCATTCAACACCGCGTTGAGGGAGAAGGTTGGTCCTGCTTATGAGAAGTTTACTGCGCAGCATGAAGTGCTCACAAAGCAGGCGGCGCAGAAGTTCCCTTCAACAAGGATCTTTCTTGCAGCAAACGACACGGCCGATCATCAGTATTACCCGTGGCTTAAAGACCTTTTAACTAGCGAAGAGAAAGTAGCGGCGACCCACGTTAAAGCTATGATGAAAAGCTATGAAGAAAGTGCAGTTGCTAGTGGACTTAACGTTATCACTGACAGACCATACATGCACTATAGCTGGCATCCAAGTTGGCAGGAAGCTAGAGCTGCTGAGTACGCAAAGAGCGTTGGGATTGATTTACCAGTTACGACAGTACCGTATAACCAGTTTCACTCTAGACTTGTTGGTGCGCAGCCTATGGTCCCGGATGTGTATCACTCTATTCAGAGTTACGTACCAATGGCTGAGAAGACACTTGGATGGAGAGCATTTTGGAACAAGAATGGTCCGAAGGATTCATCTTGGTACAAGCACATGCAATCAAGCACTGTGCAGAATAACTCCGCCATGCGCGGAATGTGGAACGCTATCAAGGACGCGAGTCTTCCAGCTGAGCAAATGATGGTTGATAAGTGGATGGATCGATATACTTCCTTTGAAGTGTTGAGATTGCTTGGTGGTTCTCCCAGTGTAGCATACAAACACTTCTTTAAGAACATCGGCACATGGGGTTCGCTTGGCTTTAAGGAAGCTGTAAGTCACATGGGTACCGCAGTAACTACCGCCGCACGAAACAAGTTAATGGCTCCTGAAAGCGCAAAGTATCTTTCAAAGCTTGGGATTGATACTTCTAAGATCAGTAAAAAGTTCTACGACGACGCTGCTAAAAGCTTCACTAACCAAGCAAGAAGAATCAACGTCCTTGATGATCTTGAGCTTACCCCGGCCAGCCAAGTAGGTTGGTTTGACAACATGCTTCAACAAGTTAACCACAAAGCAGGATTCATGGTAAACGCTGTTGAAAGCTACGACCGAGTACACTCTTTCCTTGCGGCTGGTGAAATGGCCGCGAAGCGAGGACTTACTGGCAGGGACGCAAGCTATGCGATCTACGACACGATCTTAAAGAACAACTTCCTTGGTGGTGTACTTAACCCTTCCTGGGCTAAGAGTCCTTTGGTCAGAGCAACGATGCTCTTTCAGTCAACGGCGTTTAAAATCTTTGAACGGCGGTTGATAACACTGCACCAGTCAGGTAGAGCTGTAACTGAAGCATTTAAAAGTGCGAAGGGAACAAACTGGACGTGGGATAAAGCGTTTGAGGAAATGAAAACCCTTAAAGACTTCATCCGCAAGGGAGAGTACGAATTCAAGAAAGGAATTATCACAGACGCTCTTGCAAGTGAGAGAGACTTCCTTGGTCAGTTCTCGGTGAGGCAGTCCATGCGGGAGATGCTTTATGCTGGTGTGGTGCTTGGTGGTGGTGCAGCGATGGGACATGATTATTCTCACCACATTGCCCACTTACCTTTTGTCGGTACATCCCAGAATGGAGAACCTATTGTAGGTCTTTCACCAATCGCCCGAGCACTGTGGGATACCAAGGAAGGTAAAGTGTATGGTGGGGAAGAAAGTGAATTCGGTATTGCTGGTGACTTCCTCAACAACTGGTTCAGGGGGCAGGGTCCAATTCCTCAGATGATCCATAAAGGAATGAGGATAGCCGCGGACGACATCCCAGAACGCTACCGCGAAGAAGGGTTCCTTCCTCAGGAGTTTAGATACTTCTGGGCAATTCCTTCCACGAAAGAAAAAGAATAAACAGAATGGGAGAAAGGTCAACTATTGACTTTTCTCCCATTAAAAAACTGTTGACAATCTTTGACTTTGTGGGTAGGGATTAAGTATGGATGGAACTTTTTAAGCGCTGGAGGAGAGGATGTCCGCACCTGTTGAGCCTTTTGTTGTAATTACCTCCGCACAGGTTGTCGCGCTTGCAGTAGCGTTGGGGATTGGAGCGAGTGGGATTGTGGCTGCCACGATGAAGTGGAGTTTTTCGAGGAACATGAAAACGCTGGATGACGCTATCACTGGTTTGAGGGAGGACTTCAAAAAGATGAGTGATAAGCAACATGCGATTGAGATGCAGTCAGTACAAAAGAATGAATGTACTATATGCAGGCAGGAATGCCAGACAAGGATTGTGGAGTACCAAAGGATCACCATTGAAAATGACAGAATTCAGAATCAGAAGCTGGACAATCTGCTGCTGATGGTAGCTAATGTGAACAATGGGATTGGAGGGGTTAAGAATGGATTATCCTCGAAGCAAGGTGAATGACTTTGTCTTTAGTAAACGATCTTTGAATAATCTGAAAGGTGTTCATCCTGATCTGGTGAAGGTGGTTAGGAGAGCGTTGGAGTTGACTGCTCAAGATTTTCTGGTAAATGAGGGATTACGTACACAGCAAAGGCAACAGCAGTTACTCGCAAAAGGAAAAAGTAAAACACTTAACTCGCGGCACTTGACTGGGCATGCTGTAGATCTGTTACCGTATCCAGTGAATGGGGATTTTGACGAAGACGGTATCTTAAACATTGATGACTGGGATCAGTATTACCCTATAGCAAACGCGATGAAGGAAGCTGCTAGAGAGCTTGGAGTCCGAATTGAGTGGGGAGGAGACTGGAAAAGTATTTTAGATGGTCCGCACTTTCAGCTTCCTTGGAAGGAGTACCCGAAATGATTCGAGATGATAGTGTTGTATATATGCGAACGGTACTGGAAAGGCCGTTGAATCGTGTACTTACGATGCCGCATTATTGTCCAGGGATGAATAACACGCAGGATATTATTCCGGCTGAGTTTGAATGGGACGGGTCAAGTGTTCCGTATTTACTGCAATTTATTATTCAAAGACATCGGCATCCAGTTGCATCTTGTAGACATGATTGGAGATGCAGGAAAGCTAAAAACGCTACTGAAAGGAAGTGGGCTGATGAGCAGTATAAAATAGATGTTGGGTCTACGAGTTGGAAAATTACAGCAACAGCTGGGTATCTGGGGGTTAGAATTGGTGCACTCTTTGGGGTGGGGAGTAACTTTTGAAAAGAAAGGGAGGATTTAGGTCCTCCCTTTTTTCTTTTAATCACTCACACCAAGTGTAAGCTATCCCCGGCTCTCCTCCCTGCGCGACGTAAGTTCTTTTCACCTTCCCAGTCTTCATCGCAGTTTTAATTACATTGTCGAACTTCAGGGCATCCATATCACGCCAGACGATTGAGAGCAACTGCTTCTCAGAGATTGTTTTGTGCTGTCTCACCAGGGAAAGAACAGTATCAACTTCAGAAGTTATGTTCGATCTTCCAATCGCGTTGAATACTCTCCCCATTGATTGTTCCACTTCCTCGACGTCTTGGATTGAGCGATGAAGAAGTTCTGGAGTTATTTCCATTGTAGCACCTGACGTAGCGGCGGCATTTATCTGACACATCTTACAGACGAATACGTGTTTGCGAGAGTACCAACCGTTGAAGGAAGGGTCTGGGCAGATTCGTCCTGTGTCTTCGATTTCAAGAGCGTTGTACCATTTAATCCACTCTTGTTCCGCTGCTTTGTTGAAGCGGTATGACCCCGCGATTTGTGAGATTTGGAAAAGATCTTTTTCCAGAAGCCCTTTAATGCGGGTCATCTCAGGGGTGATTACAGGGATTGGGACTTTCTTACTTTTTCCCCTTGCATAAACAAAGAGTATACGAGACGTGAGTCCACCCCCGATCGCAATAACTGGCAAAGAAGAGGCGAGACTCTCCGGCGTTGTTGCTCCGAGAATTGACAAGAAAATACTTGGGACAACTGTTTCTCCTTGGGTTTTTGTTCTGTACTTAAACTCTTCGTCTCCGCAGTCAAAAAACTCTGTAAGTAATACGAGCATTTTGGTGTTGTCATTTTTCTGTCCCAAGAATGTTTCAAACTCTGTTGAACAAATGGTGAGTGAGGAGTGGCGAAGGATTGTCCCAGTAGGAAGGATCGAATCCGTAGCTACCTGCGCGCACTCTTCCAGCAAAGCCTCGCGGGTTACTGCATCAGAGGCTACGTTGATCTCAGGTATAGCTTTCATAATGCCTTTGCCGTAGGAAATAGCTTGAGACTTCCTTGCTACCCCTGGCTCGGCTACCAGCACTACATAAAGGTTAGGGTAAATTTTGATTCGACCCAATTCAAACTTTACTTTCTTTCTCAGTGCCGCAGAGATAACACTAAATGCCACCCAGCGATTAAACATTGGATGACTTTCGGTGTCATTAGTATAATCACAATACGCGTCTATCCAGTTATTTAAGTGTCTCATTTGGTTCCTCCCAGAAAGGTCAATTATTGACTTTTCTTGGGGTGCCAAGAAACAGTTTCCATTTCACCCCAGGTCTCGCCGACGGAGAAGTCTACGTCGATGGTGAATTCCTCGCCCTGCTCGGTTTGAAGAGGGATGATCATGTTCTCTCTGAGGGCGTGGATTGCGTCAGGGAGATCAGTAGGCTTTACATAGACGTACACTGCGTCGTGAAGCTGTAGTGCGAGGTGGCACCAGGAGTTGAGATTGTTATAGATATTGATGAGTGCGTGGTTAAGGAGATCTCCAACAGTACTTTGAGGGATGAATGAATAGGCACTTCGAAAGAGAGAGTCTCCCCAACGGTCAAGGAAGCGATGCTTTCTTCCAAAGAGGTTTGTAAGAACTCTGGTACGTTGTAGCTCATCCTGGATTCGCTGGTGCCAAAGATGGAGTTGTGGAGTTCCAGCATGGTAGCGGTCAAGATAGGACTTAGCTTCCTTTCTGGTGATACCTAGTCTATTAGCAACAACGTCCGGCCCAGCTGAATAGTTAGTGTTACCAGTGACACTGATGATACTCCCTTTGCGGATTAGATAGTATGACGACGGAACTTGCATAGAGTAAATGCAATCACTGTATGGTACGTAGTTCCGTTCAGACTTATCAAAACATACCGCATCTACGTCAGATATGTTTGTTGTGTATACTGTTGGGTGTGTTGCTGATACAGTACCTTTGCGCCCGGAGAGGTGACACATCGTAGCTACCCAGTCGCAGTTTTCTTTGTATTGAGAGTAGTATTGCCAGCTGTTTCCAGATTCGTTACGTCGTGAATCCCACCAGCGCGTTTCGTCAACCATTGCTGACATCTGCGAGGAAGTGAGATTAAGCACCCAAGGCCCAAACATTTTTTCTGTCTGAGAGATGAGTGCGAAAAGGCTGACGTTTGGTTCGTTACTTCCTCCGATGTAGAAGTCATGCTGGATTCCATCAGGACGTACTGTTTCGGTGAACATGATTTCAGCGTCAACAAGAAGCTGTCGAAGACGAATGAGCTTTCGTTCCTTCTGGATATGAAAGGTTATTTCCTTTTTCATTCCACGCTGGCGGTAAGAACCATCTGCTTGGATTGCGACGAACAAGCGAAAAACTGATTCAGAGAAATCACATACTACCTCAGGTTTGTATTGACCTGCGATTGGGATTTTGTAATCAGCATTACGAGTGTCAAATACATCCTGGCTGAGGCGTACGTAATTTTTCTTGTTCTTTCTATTTGTTACAAGCATTCGGTGGCCGGGTGATACTACTTGGTGTAGAGAAGGTTGCTTGAATTCGTATAGTACTCCGTTGTACGGATATTGTACTGTTTCAATTGGTTTTGTAAATGAGATGGTACCGTCTTCCCAGTACTGGGCAACCTCGTCTGTTTCTTTGTTGAAGGTGGAGATCTTTACCCACCCGCGTTTTGTCAAGACTTCGGTATCCTTATCAACACAGGCATGGCGGATGGTTTTACCTACAGTCCGCTGTTCTTTTGTGACGTCAAGAACTGAGCATCCGAACATTGGCGCAGCAGTTATTTTGTGTACGTCCCAGCCATTAGCGACACACTCTTCATCGCTCTTTCCGAAGGAATCTTGGAAGAGTTTCTTCAGCTTTACATCGTTGATGAGGTATGCGACGACGACAGCTTCTGCTTGTTTATAGTCAGCCTGGAGGAGAAGGTATCCCTTGGGAGGTACGAATATTTTTCGGGCAGCCTTGGGGATGTTTTGAAGGTTGCCTGGGCCGTATGGGAGAATGATGGAGCCGGAGGAACTCCAGCGGCCAAAGGAGCGGTAGGAATCTTCGTCGTCAACTACGAATCCTTTGTTTTCTCGGCGCATTGTCGCGCCTGTAATGTTGTAACAAGTGTATACACGACCCTCGGGAGAGACTTCAATGTCCAAGAAATTTGATACCAATTTGTCAAGTTTCTTATATCGCATGATGAGAGCAAGAGCAGGGTGCTTACAGGTACGCTCGAGATTAGCAAGTGCCGTCGCATCTGTAGTAACAGTACGAGCGTCATTCGCAGACTTGCGACGTTTGTACTGGACGGGAAGTCCGAGGTCAATATACAGGAGTTGCTGCATTTGCTTTGGAGACCGCATGTTGATGTCTTTCTTAAGGATACGATTGAGTCCTTCCTGGATTTCATCCATTTCCTCCTGCGCGAAGCAAGCGATTTTTTGCCTACGGTCTTCGTCGATGAGGATGCCTTGGAGCTGGAGCATAACGGCGGGGTAGATCTGGGACAGCTCAAACATAAAGACTTCCGTGAGACCTTGAGCTTCTATTTCGTTTTGAAGTCCTTGGTAAATGCCGAAGGTGTTAGCGCAGTCGGCGGCGTTGTAAAGGCCGTTGTCGTCGCCACCAGTGTGCTTCCATGCTGGGACATTGAGAAACATCGAAGCGAGATAGGACAGGCTTCGAGGAGTTTCGGGCCAGCAGACGTGTGCTGCGATGTGGGTGTCGAAGAAGAGCTTTTTAGGGAGCACTCCAACGTGGTGGAAGATAGCTCCGATGTCGAAGGAGCCGTTTTGAAGAATCACTGGGCAGTGGTTCAGTACGTTTGTGACGGAGTCCCAGAAGGCAACTTCGTCTTGGGTTGAGTACTTTGGGTAAAGACCATTGAGGATTCCGATTGACATACCAAAGTTTGCATTGTGCGCGAACCCTACTCGGTGGGTGTGGCAGCGATTTCCTGTGGTTTCAATGTCAAATGCGACTGGACATTCTTGCTCAGCAAGGAAGTCACAATACTTAATCCATTCATCGAGAGAAGCTTCGGGGATTAAGGTGCGAGTGTCTGGAGGCATTTCTGGGGTAGTGCTTTCGCGCACAGCCTTTCGAAGGTCCATCACCACTGTGAAGGATTCTTTCCAATTCTCAATGACATAGCGGGGGTGAAAGGTTGGAAGGACTTTGAAGCCAGGAACGAGGGAGCACTCACAAAGATACCCGCGGAATTGGGAAATCTTGGTGAAGCCGGTGAGTGCCCAGAGAGCGGTGCGACCGAGGGCAACAATGACGTTGGGCTTATAGGTTTGAATGTCAGCCGCAAGCATGTGCATCCACTCACGGAGCATGGGTTTGGGCTGAGTGCATAGGCGATCCTCAAAGAAAAGAGAGATGTTCTTTCCTGGGGGCATCTGGCGAGCTACGTTGGTGAGAAGGCAGGACTGTTTGAACAAGCCGGCAGCTGAGAGAAGCTGGTTAAGGACTCTCCCGTTGGTACCAGCAAATGGTTCGCCAGTCATCTGCTCTTCTTTACCTGGAGCCTCACCAACGAGCATTATGCGCGCGTTGGCAGGCCCTGTGGTATTGACGAGGTTTAGCATGATGGACTCCTACTTAACACATTGCGTTGATGAGCTGCTGGTTACGGCTCCATTCAACAAGACGTTCGATGGTAACATTGTAGCTTTCTTCAAGGATGTCGCAGCCTTTTGCGAAACACTGTTCTATGCAAGCGGCTTCGATTGCAGAGCCAGAGCCCATGAACGGGTCAACCACTACCGCGCCCGGAAGGGCAACCCGCTGGAGAAGATTCCTAAGGAGCGCGATTGGTTTTTCTGTCGGATGTCGCTTAGCTCCTGCTTGGATTGGAGGACAATCGATCCAGTCAGGCTGTCCTTGTTTAACGAGGGTGGAGTCAACTCGTCTAGCGTACATAAGCATTTCATAGCAAGATGCTGGCCAGGCATGGGGGACATTACACTGTCCGACTTCTCGCTTGATCCAGATGATGGGCTTTGGATAACACAGCCAGCCAACCGACTTGAACATTTCTCGCACTGCCCAGAAGTGTTCAGGCCCACAGAACACATAAGCATGGGAAGAAGGTTTTGTAAATATGATGCTTCTTTCTGCAAGCTCGCGATAGAGTACGAGAGCTCGTTCGGTACTATCATCGAAAGTGAATCCAGCAGAGTTAGTGCCGCCTGTAATTCCTCCAACAGAAGTGGCAGTCTTATCAATGTCGATTCCGTAAGGAGGGTCCGCGAGTAGTATGTCAACGCTTTCTGGCTCGAGCTTAGAATAGAACTCCTCTGCTGAGCATTTGTACACTTCATAAGGGAGCCGTTCAGTCTGCTGCATAGCAATAATTTCAGCTTGATATCCTGCAGACTTTTCCGCGCGATTAGCGACTGATTCGATTGCTTTGACAGCCTTTTTAATTTCTGATGCTTTCTTGCAGTTCTTAAGCTCAGGGAATCGGTTGACCGCGTCAGCGAGGGAGAGAGCTTCGATAACCTTTGCCTTTGATTTTCCCAGGAGATTAGCCGTGTCCTGTAAAGTGTGGCCGCCCTTGCGTCCTTGGATAGTGCCTCCAAATCGCTGTTGCTTAAGGGCATGAATCTCGGCAATGGCTTTGAATTCCTCGGCAGGGGTGAATTGTTTCCGCTGTATGTTTTCTTCAATTTCAAGCTCCCGCATGGTCAGTGAATCGACCGCGTCGTTGAAGATGCAGAGGACGTCTATCTGTGCCTTTAGGCAAGCTGCTAAACGGCGACCACCAGCAATCAATTCCATTTCCCTGTTGATGACGATTGGCTGAAGCTGACCTTTTTCTACCAGTGAAAGAGCAAGATCATCAACATCACCCATTTCCTCACGAAAGCGCGGGAGGTCTTTGTTGACTTTGATCTTGAGTGGGGAAACGTAAAACACTTCCAGCTGAGGGCGTACAGTTTCCATTAGAAATTCTCCCAGTTAGTGTTGTAGTATATGATCTCAGCCGGGGCATTGGAGAGTTCTTGGTTGTTGGTAAACCAGTGAAGCTCCTTTCGGATGCCATTTGACTCTTTCCATCCAGGCATCTGCAGCACAACTGCGTGGGTAGCCATTCGCATGAAGGTGAGGTTTATGTTCCACCAAAAGCTGGCGTCGCGTGGAAGACCCTTCGAGCGCACTGCTACTTGGTGATAGTGAATGATGGGAGAGAAGAAAACATACCCATTAAACTGAGGCTTCTCCATCAGCTCAGCCACCGCGCACGCAGCAAAATGCGCCCGCACATTCATCTCAACTTCAGAGGGAGAGGTATAAGGGGAGAGGACATAGACGAATGGCATTTAAATTACTCCACGTTTTTAAGTGCTTTAAGAGAGAGTCCGAGCTTCTTCAACAGGGCTTTTTCCTCAGGAGAAAGGGAAGCCTTCTTTTCCTTTTTGGGACCGGTGCCGATGGAGACTTTGGACTTTACCTTCACAGCATCGGGGGTTTCAAGTTCCTTTAGTCGTTTCGCTCGATAAGCGGCGATGTGATTCAGCTTTTCGAGCGGGGTGAGATCGTTGTAATTAACTCTTATCTGATGGAGTAGCATTTTCTTCTACCTCCTTTTCTTCGCGCCAAAGTTTTTTAATCAGTTCTACTTCGTGAGTTATCTTATCAAGATCAACCAGCCCCTTTCCTGTCTCATGATCGAAACGAAGAATTCGACGGATGATTGCAGCTTTGTGATGCGGGATGTTGTTCTTATAGAAGAACTCATAAGGTTGAATTGCGTACTGTTTGTAGTGATTTCCACCCACCTGCATATCGAATGGGTCACCTTTAGTAGCCACCATTTTTTCAAAAGCTTCAGAACTCATATCACTTTCCCTCCATGGCGATAAGGTCTAGTCTTGTTGTATTCATGCTTCAACTCAATAATATGCTCGAGATCAACATCCATAGCCCCAGCCAAATCAAGCACACGGATAACAGCATCAGCCACCTCGACCCAAAATCCTTCAGGTTTTCCACCAGCGCCAATGTAAGTATCCATTCTCCCATCGCGGTATTCCTCTGTAGCCTCGGCGACTTCAGCAATTATGAGAAGGAGCTTCTCTGGGATGAGTTTCAACTTATCCTCAGGACTTACTCCGTCCCACCAGCCATGAGCCTTGGCGTTGGAATGTATTTCGTCTTGACGCATTCGAAGAGTTTTTGCCATTACCACACGCCTCCTTGCTTTTCAACTTCTTCCTTGAAATACTTCTTTAGGATATAACACGCAAGGTCAAGTTCATTCTCTCTCCAGCTATGACTTACACCGGCGGCCATTCTAAGCTTTTCTGCTTCACTGTTGTCAGTGATGAGTCTACCGATAATTTTCACTGCAAAGAATATAAGTACAAGTATAACACAAGCTGTGATAAAAGTCTTTAGTACACTCACACCCATAAACACATAAAAGAGTTCCTTCCCGCCAGCACCAGCTACAGACGCCGCGTCAAGGATCATTTTCAGCTGTTCAATATCCATCTTTTACTCCTAAGAAAGGCCGCGGAACCAATCACTTAGTCCCACGGCCCGGTTGGAGAAAGGTCAATTATTGACTTTTCTGGTTGGGATTAGACTTAAAGTTTACGCCTCGGCCTTGATGCTCTTGATGTCGTTGAAGATCTTGCCTTCATATTCGCGCAGGGTGACGACGAGGACGCAGCGGATGCCGACCCACTCGTGATTCAGGAGGGCGTCCTGGATCATCTGAGGAGTGGACATGTCGATGCGAAGGTCATCGGCGAATTTCTTCAGCATGTTGATCTTGGTCTGACGCTTGGTGGACTTGCCGGAGGAGTTGGGGATGCTCTCGTCTCCGGGGTTGGGGAGCCAGTTCTTGTAGGTCAGTGCAACGCCGTCGACAGGGGTCTCGCCGTCGGACATAACAGCTTCGTTGCCGTCCAACACGAGCTTCCAGCAAATGGTGTTCTTCTCGTTGTCGTACCAGACTTTCGTGACGTTGGCGAAGTAGGTTCCAGCGGGGACGATAGGATCAGCTTTGTACTCGTCTTCGAGATTGAAGTCTGTGCTGATGTTTGCAACTGCGCCTTCGCCGGGGGTACCAGGGTAATCGAAATCGCCGGGCTTGGAGGTAGACATGGTAATGCTCCTTGGTGGTAAGTGGTAGTGCTTACTGGGTTAGAGGGTTAGGGTTTGAGATTAACTTCTGTACAATTTTTCCTGTAAAGAATATCCTTCAAGCATCCATACTTTGTCACGAGCATTTTCACGAGAAATTCTCTGCCCGATTTCGATGTTAAAGTTTTCTTTACTTACGCACGAAGATTCACCTGTGACTGAAAATCCATTGCGAAGAATGAGTTCACAAATCATTGTCTTACCACTTGGAAGGATAGTGAAAGACTCTGATACAACCACTGCGTCAATGTCAGCAGGACAAAGTCGTGGTGCAGTTAAACCTTTCGCAATAATTTCTTTCTCTGTTTCTTGCTCAAACATAAGTCCTCCTAGCTTTTTACGTTTGCTTGGGCCGAGGCATTTGCCAATCGAATGATCTCGTTGTAGTCGTTGGGAACGAAGTCTGGGAGGTGGCGTTCCTTTCCGCTGATGCGAGATCGTGCTCCGAACATGCCTTTGGGGACAGTTTGGAGGAAGAAGTTAGTGGCCGCGCCTTTTGTCTGGGAAGTGGCGAAGTACACTTCGTCGAAAAGGCCTGGGACCTTGGTGGAGAGCTGGCCTGTAAGGAGGGGTCGTGCGTCAATTACTGCGCCGCTTTCAGCATCTGTTACGATGTCAACGTGAGCAGTAAGGACGAGGTTGCACGGAAGGTTTACGAATTTGTGGATTCTTCCTTCCACGAGGTTGCGTACCATCTGGTAGTGGACGTTCCAAAGGGGACCGCCAGTGGCACTGCGCTTGGGGTCGAGCATCATGGCTCGTTCCATTGCGAGGTCAGTGAGGGTGGAGGCGCTGTCGAAGATGACGGTTTTGTACTTCCCAGCGAGGACGTCCTTTTCCACTTGGGAGAAGACCTTCTCGAACTCGACCCAGCCTTTAGAGTTGAGCTGGAACTGTTCGTAATCAACATCCTTTCCGCGATAGGTTAAGGCTCCTTTGTCGAAGTCGAAAAGGAACGCTGGCATTGGGAAGGAGGAAGCGAATACACTTTTTCCTGTTCCTGCTTTACCGACAACCATACACTTGAGGTAGGTGGTGTCAGCGGTAAGGTCTTTACAACTTGGCATAGATCACCTCTTTTACAGTCTTCTTTACATCCCACTTCTTTTCGATGTAGCCTGAAAGGTTTTCATCACCATAGTCTCGGTACTGGTCGCAGAGTCCGAGGAAACCGCAGCGTCCGTACTGGTAGCATGAGTCGTAGTTCTTGGGCCACTTTTCAGTTTCAAGGCAATCTTCGATTTGACGCACTACTGAGGTGAAGTGCTCTTCCCAGTCCTTTACGTTCTGTGCTGTGTAGAGTTGAGGAGTACGCTGGAAGGTCATTGTGGTACTGCCCCACTCGCCGCTTTTCAGCTTTCGAGAAGTAAGCTGGTGGAAGTTAATGAGGATTCCTTCCATGTCGAAGCCGAGGATTCGGCAAGCGTTCCAGTAGCCGATGGTCTGGGCTGCTCGGTTCATGCGTTCTATCTGGGTGGTGAGATACTGACCAGTGGTCTTGTGCTCCATCAGCCAGTTGACACCGTTTAATTCTATCTGAAGATCGAGCTTGCCGTCAAAGATGAAGTTTGGGAACTCAATAGAGAAGGCCTTTTCGACTGCAAGAACCTTCAGCATTTCTCTGTCAGCTTGGTAATAGTTGTTGTACTCAAGGAACGCCTTTGTGCAGTTGTCGAAGGTGCGGTAGTCGTCGGAGTAGAATTCCTGGATGGAGGATTCCTTTTCCCAGGTTTCCTTTCCTTCCTTGAAGGCTGCTTCAAATGCAGAGTGCGGGTTGGACCAACCACTCTCCATTACCTCAGTGTAAAAGCCATCGAGGAATCCGTGCCAAGTGCTTCCGTAGCGGAGGGCATTAGAACCCTGGGCAGGAGCGAGGTTACGGATGTATTGCCAGTAGAACTTGCGGAGGCAAGAACTGGCGCAACTGCGACGGGAGTGGTCGATGTGGATTTTGGAGTTAGTTGTTTCCATTCTCGACCTCAGCAATGGAGATGGAAAGCTCAGGACGAACGTTGTCTTTGGTGTAAATATCACCAGTCTTGTGCGAGACTTTTGATACTGAAAGAATTGTTGGGAGGGCTTTTGCTATTTCCTCTGTGTACGGGATCGCAAAATGCTGGTAGGAAATAGTAAGGATGAGATGTTTCATTTTATTTCTCTCTCTCGTTATGGTTAACCCAGGAAATCACATCACGTTGGTGCAACTTCGTCAGCTTTATGCTGGTGCTGGGCGGTTAAAGGATTAAACTAAAACAAAAGTTAGAGATTGTAAAGGTTAGACTTTAAGGGGCTGAAGTGGTATTTCGACAGCCCCTAAAGTACAGTTAAATGTTGATACCAAGCTTGGCGAGGAGGGCGCGAGCAGCTTCTGCTTCGTCGCCGCTGAGATTGCCGAGGCCTTCCGCGATGTTCTTCTTGGTGAGCTTGGGAGCTGCCGGGGCGCGGGTTGTCCAGTCGCCACTCATGAGACCTTCCCAGACTTTGTTGATGGACTCTTCAGCTTCGGCTCCGCTTTTACCAGCAGCACTGTCACCCAGCTTGTGTCCCAGACCGAAGGGACCAAACTTCACGCGAATTTCTTTGGGCAGGGAGGCGAAGTCAAACTCCATGGGAGCGCCGCCATCAACAGAAATGCGGACTACGGAACCTTCAATTTCCTTGGCCAGCTTCTTGGTCTTCTTCACTTCTACTACTTCGGACATGATCTTTCTCCAGGGTTTTAGGGTTAAAAAGTAAGATGTTTAATCCTTTACGGATAGCCGCTTCGACGGTGAGGCCGCTCTGAGCAATGGCGACTTTAAAGTCAGTGTATTCGTCATCGCTCACTCGGCAATAAAGTCGCTTCATTACATACCTGCCTCCCTCCCACTTTGAATGGTGCATGTTCCAATGAACAACGTAAATAAACCATACACGGTTCTAATCATCTGTCAACACTTTTTTAAAAGTTTTTCACTTTTATTTTCAAGAATGGTCAATAAGTGACCTTTCTCCTTTAAAGATTTACTCCAATAACGTCGAGGGCAACAGCACATTTTGGGATTCCATTCACTGTTGTGAGGGCTTCGTGTTTTACTCTGAGGATTTTTCCGGTAAGCGTATGACGAATTTCCCAGAGAGATTTTCTTCGAGCTTTAGTGAGAAGCTTTCCACTGCCCACTCTGAATGGAGTATTGTCTTCTCCAGTGACGATAAAAGCGCCAAGCATTCCTTGACACCACCCCTCTCCTTCGACGACGTCGAGTATGCGATAGTGATCTTCCTCGGTGGGTTTGTATTTGAGGAGGAAGGGGGTGCGCTTTTCAGTGTATTCTGCGGCGTAGCCTCGGAGAATGATTCCTTCGTATCCATTGTCGATGTACTCCTGTAAGGGTTCGCGCCAATCTCCGCTGACCAGTAATCTGGTATCGACAAAGTGGAGAGGTGGTCGAAAAGTTCTGTTGAAAAGGTAGACGAGTCGTTCGTACTGCGGGCGCGGCATTTTAAAGTCGAAAATATGGAACTGCATTTCTTCAGTTCTGCTATGAAGCTCTTTTCGAGATGCCGAAGCAATTGAGTGGATAGTTTCAAATGGCTCTCCGTGGATGTAGAGTTCTCCATCAAGGCGGATGCCTTGAAGGTTTTGCTGGATAAGAGCTGCGGTTATGTGTGGGAGAGTGAACTCGTTACCGTAGCTTGAGATCAGCATTGGGGTTTCTCGGTTGAACCACTCTACCCAGCAGCGTTCGCCGTTGAGCTTTGGCTGGAGGAAGTATCTTTCGCCTAGCTGTGCTACCCTGCGCTCCGATGCTGGGTGGGCGAGCATGATTCCAGTACGTTCTGGACGGGCTTTAGTAGACATTGTCTTTATCGTCTCCAGCGTTGTATCGTTCTGCTTTTAGACTTATCGCATTACACTCTTCTAACTCTTGGATAAGTCTTTGACGCCGCCACTTTTGCTTTCTAATGTAGTCCGCCATAGCGGCTTCTTTAGTTTCCCAGGCAAAACGATTGGTCGCTGTTTTGTAAATGCGCTTTGTTTTGGTATATACTGAATCAGTAATAGGATCAAAGAAATCACCATCTTCGAGAAACGGATAAAATAATTCTGTTATTACGTAAGTGTGCTTTGTTTCTTTAAGTACTACGTAACGATCAAAGCATAAGTTTGGGTTGTATGTAGTATGTAATGTTGATAAAAACTTTATTGTGGACTGTCCTCCATAGTGAGCTACTCTATAAAGTATTTTATAGTCACATAAACGCTTGCGTTCCATTTAAAGTTCCTCCTCTTCTTTAATGGTGGGAAAGAAAAGCTTCCTTTCAATTTCAGAAATCTCCCCAAGGTGCTCCTTTATTTCCTCCTCGGTAAGGCCGTCTTCGATCATAGCCTCCAGCATCCTAAGGCGCGTTGCATCAGTACCGAGGTTGGTGCGCTTTACTGTCCAGTCCCCGGAGGCAGTGCGGACCTTGGTGAAGAATTCCTCGTGAAGGGGGTTCTTTCTGGCTATCACGACCCAAAGCTTTTTGTCCTTAAAGGTCCTAACAACGCGCAGCTTCAGCTGGACATCAACCGGGGCACCAGACATGGCTTCTTTTATTACCTTTTCAGTCTTTTTCTGTTCCTGTTTATCCTCACAGGGGATGTAGATTTGCTCCCCAGGGGAGAGGTCGAGGGCTTGAAGAAAAAGAGCATCATAGATTGTGGCCACTTTTATTCTCCTTTTTGGTTTTCTTTTTACGTCTCTCGCCTTGGGTTTGTCTTCGACAGTTTTTGCACTTGCGAGGAATGCCTTGGGAGCTATCATCGATGTAAACTCCACATAACTCACAAAGAATTCCTTCAAGGATCATTTCTGATATTTCTCCCATCTTCATTACCTCCCATCAACCCAGGAAAAGGTAAAAGCGAGCTTAAATACTTCTACCGAGTTTGGGTACGTGAGTACTGCAATTTGGTACTCAAGCTTTATGATGTCGGAGTAGTCTGGTTTACCGTACTCTTCGGCGGTGAGAGCGGCTTTCTTTTGGGCAGCTACCTGCGCGGTGCATACTGCGTCGTCAAGCTCAACGAGATACTCCGCGATAAAGTCACTGAATTCATCTCCCGTAAGAAAGGTTCCTTTTGGAACAGAAAGCTCGAACTTAACGTCCTCCAGTTCTTCGACCTCGCCGTCAATCTGAATGTCGGTTCCTTTATCTCCCCAATACTCGTAAGGTCCAATGCCGTTGCTTACTTCTTGGATTCTGGGTGTTTCTAACTTAAGCACCGCGGCGCAGAGATCTTCGATAGTTTCAAATCTTTCGGTTTTCATTTAATCGTCCTCCTTTGAAGTGTGATGCAAAGCTTTATGAGTTCTTCCTTTTCCAGAAGGCCAAGGACTTTACTGCAGCAAGAACAAGTTAAGTGAAAGTCATTTCGTTCTTGCTGAACAGTGGCGGCGGCGAACTCTTCCTGGGACACCACTACGCTATGGAGTATTCCACCTGCTACAGTAAGTTCTTTTTGCATCTTAAAGTAAGTTACCGTTTTCGAGCCGCATAGTTTACAAGTGTCTATGTGCGCGAGGTAATACTCTGTAAGGAAGCAGCTTTGTTTTCGCTTAGCGTCGCGCTGGACTTGTTTATCGGCGGCCTTGGCGAGAGCGGCGACCTTCTCAGGTGTAAGACCTAGCTTCTGCATCAGGGAAAGTTCTTCCTCAGTAAAAACCCTTTCGTCACTCATGGCGGTTATAGCTCCTGTGAGTTTGAGGGAGTGCAAGTTAGAATGGAGTTAATTGCCTCTGCCGCTTCAGAAGGAGAGATTAAACCCTCCGCGAGGTCAGAATTTATGCGGTCTAAAATCCCTTGGTGAGGGTGCGGCTTTTCAGAAAGGTCATCTTTTGACTTTTCTTCCATTTCGATAAAAAGTTCAGAGGTTTTGACCCGTTTGGGAGTAGGGTAGAGAATATCAGGTACTCCCATGGAGATGGTAACTGATGAACCTTGACGAGAAAGAGTGAGGTTTTTCGCCGCAGGAAACTTCTGCAGAGCCGCTCGCAGAGAGGTGCGGAAATAACAATACTCGTTGTGTGCGATCTTTTCAGTGGGGAATGTATAAACAAAGGATTCTCCTGGGTTTAGCTCGGCGCAGGCTTTTAAGATGTTTGCGGTGTGAGTTGCAGCCATTTTAAATAGCCTCCTTCCCTTTTTCTTCCTTTTGGATTACTGGAACAGGGCGTTCGGAAGGGCGAAAGAAGGTGAGGGTTTTACCGCTACGGGAAACTTTGATGAATGGGGTGAAGTTGTACTTACGAATGGCGCGGGAGTACTGCATGTAGAGGGCTTTTGCAGTCTTTTCGGTGCCGCACTCAAGTATTGCAGTTTCATCATAAGCTAGGTCGTTGTCGAGTTGCTCTAGGATGTCAATGGTTCTCACTCTATTACCTCCAGTTGGTAAGTGGTGATAAGGGATTTTGCAAGGGCAGTGCCTTTTCCGTTCCAAATGGCTTGGATTGGGTAGATGTAAGTGTTGTCGTGGATGAGACCCTCGAGGCGGGAGGGGTCTTCTGGAAGAGGGTTGAGGTAGGCAACCACGCGCTCGCCAGTAAGGGAAGAAGTGCCTGTGAGTTTGTAAAGGAAGTCCTTGGGTGTGACTGAGTTTACCTGGGCTTCTTTTCTCCAAGGGAAATCCTTTAAGTCTTCAGCGCAGGCGTAGCGGGCTGAAAGAACAGTGACGCCGAGGATTGTGGCGTAGATGGTTGTCTTGGTGAGAGGGTTCATTCTGAAAGTTCCTCCGTGGTTCGGTCTACTGCGCGAGAGGTGATGGAGAAGATTTCTATAATAACCTGACCGCGCATTTCAGAAAGGCGTTGGTATTTTTTCTTTACGTTCTTTTGGTGCCGCACTGTCTCGAGGAGGTCGGTGATGAGAGACACTGGGAAACCGTATGGAACAGTTTTTGGTTCCCTTTTAAAGTCAAGGATTTTCTTTTCGAGAGCTTGGAGAGTGCCGGAGTTAAGAGTTGCCATTTTTTGATTCCTCGCGGTTGAGTTCAGCAATTAGGGAGCGTATTGCAGCTAGGCGAGCGGTGTCACTTTGACGGACTTGTCGCTGGGCAACGCGCCGGGAGTAATCGAGGAGGTACTCGAGAAAGTTTAGCATTATGGTTTCGCGTTGAGAAAGGGACATTTAAAGCACCTCGTGGTAGCGTTTCTTAATCACTTCAAGATCTGAAAAGAAAAGAGGGAGCCTTTCGACGAAATGCTGTGCGAGAGGTTGCATTATCAAGCGCATGTCAGGGTGAGCATCCTTTTCTAGGCGCATGGAAAGAATGTGACGCCACTCCCGGATGTTCGCAGTGACAACGATGTCAGTTTTTAAGTCGTTGGGAAGAACTCCTCTCGCGGCTTGGGGAGAAAGACCATTTTTAAGTTGTAATGTATAGTACGAAATTGCTGAAGTCATTGCGGAAATCCAAAGCTGTTGTGCGTGCGCAGTTGCTGTTTGATACCAGTAGGGTTCAATAAACTCTGCGGCTGTGTCGTACTTAACGTAGCGGGTTGATTCCTGAGAGAAGGCGCAAAGGCGATGTCTTACGAGTTCGTGGGTTACACCCCTTGAGGTGATAAAGCGAACGGTGAGGGAAAGATGCTCGAGGGTGGAGTGATGCCCACTTTCTATGCAGTGAAGGAGCAGCCTTTCGGCTGACCCTTCCTTCTGCTTTTCAAAAGACTGGTAGCAAGTGCGAGCACAAGCCTCAAAGATTTGAAGGGCTGTGTGTTGAGAAGGAGTTATGATGGGGAAAACTGCAGGTTTTATGATCTTTATCATCTTACTTTACTCCACACGCAAGTTTCAATTTTGTTGTCGCCTCGTCAAGACAAAGTTTAAGTAAATCCTTTGTTACCATTGAGTTGAATTCAGTTTGGAACTTTTTAAGTTCCCGATTTACCAACTCGTCAATTGCCCCAGTAAAGGCATTTCGGTCACTGGAGTAGTTTGACTTTTTATACACCAGCTGACCCGCAATAAGTGACGCAATTTTATTTCGAATTGTGTAAGATTCTTCTTTACTCCCGTAACGGTCGGTTACTGTGATCTCAGAATCAAGATGAAGATTAACAAGATCAGTCATGATAAGTTGAGCTTGTTGGACTAATTGCTCCTGGATGATGGTAATTACTTGTTCCTCAACGGTCTTTCGTAGACGGATAAGTAACGCATTTGAGATTTGCTCAATTACTTCGTCTCGAATTGTGGTTTCGTTCCCAAGAAGGTCATTTGTGTTTATTGTGATTTGCATTACTTCACCGCCCGCAATCTCAGAAGGTTATGAATCGCACGATGCTGGTCTTTTGTAAGAGACCGCATGACCCTTCCGCCTTTGACCCACACCGGGCGAGTTTTACTGTAATACAATTTCAGAAGAAAATGCGTTGTCATGTTTCTAATGTTGATTCTGCGGTTGGTGCTGCCAAGAGGTGTGCCGATGTTCAGTTTCATTTTACTTCTCCATTAAGTGTAGTTTCAGGTTCTTCTTCCCACTGATCAGGATCAATTTCATAGTCTTCAAATCCTTCAAAAGCCTTGTCAAAGCAATATTCACAGAGGGCTGTTATGCGATACTCATTCTGCCCAGCGCAAGAGTAAATATGCCCTTCCTTTTCAGCCTTTTGAGCTTCACTGCAAAAAATTGGCTTTTTACAGGAAATGCAAATTCCTTGCTGAAAAGCCTCAGAGGGCGTGAGGTTGAAAAGTTCCTTTGAAAGACCTTCAGCAAGCTTTACAAGCTCAGGGTTCTTTGGCATTTCATTTCTCCTCTAAAGAAGGAAGGGCACTTTGCCCCACCATACTGTTGACATACCAAAGCTGTCGAGCGAGAAGTTTGCAGTGCTGCATTACGAATTCCTTAGAACGAATCAGACCTGCAGAGTAATACCTAAAACCACTGTTGCACATTTCTTTTGTCTCTTCATCCATAATGCTGAAATCCTTTCCATCTCCAGCATGAGCGCAGTCAAAGCCGAACCACCAAAGGGCGTTTTCTGGGACAGGATATAGCGTTCCTTCTCCGCCGTCGGAGTATGTCAGCGAACCGTGTACATCAATCACTACGTCAAGGCGATTCATTTCCCCTGTCAGCGCGGCGCAGAAAACTGGGATTGATCCCCTGTGTGAAAGATCAGCATTTTCCATAATTTCCTCAGTCACGAAAGAAACAGCGTCTGGGAGAGTAGCCGAATACTCAATCCCATAAAGAACATGCCCTCTTGGAACTCCGACATACCCACAGCGATGACCGTGGGTCAGCGCAAGTCCTACGCAGCGAAGGCCTTCCTTTGAGATGAAATCAAACTCTATAGTATGTCCCATTACATCACTCCTTCATCCTGCTTCATATAAGATTCTCCAAAAACTACCACATTCTTACCTCTTTTAGCTTTCCTTTCGAGTTTCCTTTTTAACTCTGTCGCATCACTGGTATCAAGAATGGTCACTTTTTGACTTTTCTTACCAAACCTTACCTCAAGGGAAATGGGCTTCTTTGCTCTTTCGCAATCGAGGATGTTTAAGTAGGAACCCGCGCCGTGGTGAAGGGAAAGGATCATAAAGTCTTTTCCGTCGAGGTAGTGCTGAAGGACCTCTTTCTCGGAGTTTAATTCCTTCCCATAAGCTGCTTTGACGGTGATGAATTCAGGCATTTTATTGTTCCTTGGTGGTGTAGGTTTCAGAAAGTTTTCTATCAAGCCCGTACAGAAGTAAGGCATCGTTGATGCTGATTTGCGGGGTAACTGGTTCACCGTCTTTTATGTAAGTTTTAAGTTCATGCACTGCATTCATAGCGTTATCGATCAGTGAAAGAGCAAGGGCGTTATTCCTCATTTCGTATCCCATCTGCGCGAGGTTTCCCATTATTCCAGAAAGGCGGTAAAGTCTAAAGTTCCGTTTCCTTGCAGCTTTCGCGGCTTTTGAAAGTGTTGCTCTTTTAAAGGAGTGTTTCATTTAATTTTTCTCCTTAAGGTTGTGTAAAGCTGTAAAGATAAAATCTGATGCAGTTTGAATATCCGCTATTACATCTGGAATGTCAGCGTGTAAGTGTTTGATATTTCTCAGTGTTGCTAATACTCCACGTAAGCGAAAAATACTAAAGTTCTTAATTCTCGCGGCCTTTTGTGCTGGACTGATGCCAGCTCTTTTAAAAGAGCGTTTCATCTCTTTTCCACCTCTTCAATGATGTAGTACAGGAGTTGCAAAAGCGGCACACTGCGCTCGAAAGTGCGGCTGCACTTAATATCATCAATATCCACCTGAACGTGGTGCGCCATGTAAATCTGAACCTTTCTACCCTTAATTCTGAGGGTAATCTCAGCCATTTCAATCGACCGCTTCCCAGTCTTTGGGTGCTTTGAGATTTCAAATTGAAGAGTACTCACGAAAGAAGCCGCCAGAGTTTAAGGGCAATTACTGAAATGGGGTAAGCTACTGCCAAAATGAGGATTAAAAGGATTGATTCCATCACGTTATACCTCGAGTTTAAAGGGTTTAAAGGGTTTAAAGCCTCAATGCCGGGAAGGAACCAAAGGCTGGTTCCCTCGCGGTGTGAGAATTTAATTTAAGGAAGTTTAAATTCAGCTAAATCCCTCTTTTCCGGGAGATTTGCGACGAAGTCCATAATTTCACTGAGTTCAACATCGTGATCCCAGAACATTATTTCCTTATTACTAGGAAATGAATACCACATCAGTGAAATATGATTATCCCCAAGTTTTTTAACAATTTGCAGAAGACGCTTTTCCCAGTGAATATCAATCACCCATTCAGCTGCGTAAAGGTTCCCACCTTGGTCAGTTTCTTTTGTTACCAGTTTCATCTAACATCCCTCCATATCAGGATCAATTTTATCAGCAATTTCAAGCCAATACTTCACACCTTGAATTGAATCTTCCCAGGAAAATAATCCCCAAATACAGCCGCTTCCATGAAACTTTGGGAAAGACTCTTCCATCAGTAACCTAGCGGCGCGCGGAAAGAGTCTTCCAACAAGCCTCACCAAGTCGTTAAAATCTTCGTTGTCAGTTTTCATTTCAAACGCCTCCAATTTAGATGGGTTTGGGAGAAATCTCTCATTCACAAAATAACAATGCCACAAAATCACACTACTGTCAAACATTATTTAACAGTTCCCTTCCCTTCCCTTCCCTTCCAGAAAGGTCAATTTCTGACCTTTCTTACGTTTCGCACCTCAAAACTACTTGAGGATGGCGCACTTCCACTGTGTAGGTGCAGTTCTTTTCCAGCTCTACTGCACTGGTGTAATCCTGAAAGACCTGATTCGCCACCAGTCCGTAGTTATGGGAGTGATCCACTGCGCGGGTTGTGCAGTAAATATCCTCGCGTTTAAGGATTGGGCCTTTCTTTGTCTTGACTAGCACAAAAAGAACGCTTTCCATTTCACTCACCTCCAGTTCTAACGAACTGATCCAACACTGTTGTGCCGTTCTCACCACCAGTCAAAAGCTCCCACCTACACTGAAGGCGTATTCCATACCCATTATCAGCGGGGTATATTTCCATCTGATACCAAATGTTGGAAAAGGCTGCCTTAAGGTGCGGGGTCAGTGGTACAGAATCAAACTTACATTTAATTACATCTCCATACCTATTCTGGTGTGCTTCTGTCTCCGCCAGCAAAAGGCCCGGTACAGTTTCCTCAACCAATTTCATTGCATCAGTAACCAATGCGAACATTTCAGCAGTTTCCATTTCTTTCTCCTTTTCCTTTCAGTGTTTAGTGTTATCCCTTCAGGCTGTACTACCTACTACCTACTACCACACCCCGCCCTAGTGCTAGTGCTAGTAACCGCCGTGGTGCCAATATTGTGTGACCTTTTCTTTTCTGGCTTCCCGCTTCTGTTCTAAGCGTTTCGCCGGGTGTATAAATCCTCCCTTCCTTTGTCCTTTTAAGTCCTTTGAGAGTCAAACTACTTTGGCCTTTAAATGTTTTTTTTTTTTTTTTTTTTTTTTTTTTAAGAAAGAAGAAAGCTTAGAAGAAAGAACTCTGGGAAGGATTTAAGCGTTTTATTTTCCCAGAAAGGAAAAGGTCACCGAATTTTCATCATCCACGGATACTAGCACTAGCACTAGCACACGATATGGTAGTACCTAGTACCTAGTACCTAGTACAGCGATGTCAAAGAACTACTGAATGGATTGAAAAGATGGGAGAAAGGTCATTTTTTGACCTTTCTCCCAAAGGGGTTATTCATTCAGGAATTTCAATCCGGTGTGCCCAGAACGTTGTGTGTGTCATACTGCTAGGTTGAACTACCCAGACAATACTTCCATCATTCATCTCGCGGGTTCCATGTACTTTCACCTCGGATGCAAGGTAAAACAGTGATTCGAATGTCAATGGCACTGAATAGGCAATCATGGTAATACTCCTTTTTTCTTTTTGGTTGTGGTTAATCGCTGATTCATGGGCGGGAGAGGAGCGTTTCCCCTCCCGCGCATTCTCAGGGATTTACTTCTTTGCCATCATCTTTGCGATCATTTCATCCCAGTGCTTTCTTTCTTCCGGGGTGAGATTTTCGAGCGCCTTTTTACTGACCTTGACGACATCAGCCGAGCGGCCCTTGCGTTCCTTTTCCCAGACATACTTCCCCTTCACGAGGTCAGCCACAATCTGTTGGGCGGATTCGAGCTTGTCCTCAATAGTCGTGAGATTTTTATCGCTGTTCACAATGTCATTGACCATTCTCAATCCGTAAAGGGCGAGCCCGTAAAGGCTCTCAGTCGGGAGGTCGGCACAAACAACCTGCGCGTTCCACGCCTCACGCACTTCAACCTTGTTCATGTCATCCCAAACCACCCCGCGCACCTCAGCCGAACCATTAGAGTAACTGCGAGAAGTTTTAATTGTTGCCTTTTCCATGATAAACCTCCAATTGTTACAGGTTATTGATTTGTGCGATGGAATAGAAAGCTCATAACATCCCTATTCCATCTTGTCAAATCAATCACCGCCCGAGGGTTATGGGTCCGCCGCCGTTTACAGTGGTCGTGCGTCCCATGCTTTTCACCTATTCATTTGTCAAGGATCAATTCGATTTCCGTTTCGGTTGTCCTCCTCTCCCAACCGCAAATACATCCAATCACAATCTCGGATTATTGTCAAATGAACGCCATTTCGCCCGGAATCTCGGCGTAGCACTATTCCCATAAGTGTGCTACCGCCCGCCGCACCCACCACCCACCACCTCGGAAGACCCCCCCCCAAGCCCCAACCCACCCCCCATCGGCGGGAATGACTAGACCCTCAGAATACACGAGTAATTTTTTAAAGCCATCCTTCTTAGACCCTCAGCCTCCGCAAGTAAAATTTTAAAACGAAAAGCTTAGAAGAGTAGTGAGGTGGAATGGAAAGGGAGGAAAAAAGATCTCACCCCGCCGCATTCTACTGGCAACAAACCCGCAAGGAAGCATAAAGGTCTTCATCAAAGTTCTTCCACCAAACCAGCGAGGAAGCATACGCATCGTCAATTAAATCCTCCCACCAAAAAGAAAGCACGACATTTGGACCAATTGTCTGCCTTTTCTTTCAAAAAGCTCCTTCTTTTCGAAAGAAAGAAAGGTCAAAAGTTGACTTTTCTTTGACGAACTTGTAAAAGTAAGATTGGAGAATCCCACCCGCCCGCCCAACCAGCTGAGAAGTGAATCGAAAGTGCTGAGAACGGCGCGGGGAAGTTCTAAAAGAAAAAGTTTCAAAACTTTAAGTAAAAGTATTGACAAACTGTTTTGAACCTTTTAGTGCTAAAGTATGCCAAAGAAAGTTGACTTATCGGTGGAAACACTCCTTGATCTTGCAGAGCGCAATCTAACTCAGTCAGAAATGTCTGAGATTACTGGCGTTTCAATTCCTACTCTTCAAAAACGTCTCAACGATCTTCAGGAAAAGCAAGGACTTTTACTCAAAGCTCGGGACCTCAGAAATCTCCGCCTCACCGAACTTCAGATGATGGTGCTTGACGCAATGACGCCTGAGAAGATTGCGGCAGCTGACATCAAAGATCTTGCTGTGGTTTTTAAAGTCCTCGCCGACCGCGAGAATGTTGACATTGGAAAGCCCACTGAGATAAAGGGCCTTGTCTCGTACCTTGTTCAGATCGAAAAAGAAAAGGTCGCAATGAAGGAAATCTCCACCACCACTTACTCTCAGTCAGTCCTTGGCTCAGGTGATGACATGTGCATTGTTTCCACTGAAGACCTTGAAGGTATTCCAAATTTATAGGAGCTTAAAATGGGTGCACTTAAAGCTTTGAGGCTTGCTTCTGACGCAAACCAAAAGACTATTGATGGTGCGGTGTCTGCTGGTGGGTGGGTAGACTGTAGATTGCTGGCTGCTGGAGTTGCAGAGGTACATACTGTTCCAACTGGGGCGAAGTTTGTACTAATTTCTGTGACTGGAAATGCTTACATAAATTTTGGTACAGCTGCCGCTGTTCCTGCTGCTGACGTTACCAATGGCTCAGCGCCAATTCTTATGGTAAATACTCTTCCGAGGATTTTTGAGCTTAAAGGTGCGGTGACTATTGGAGTGATTGCATCAGCGGTCCAAACTGTTACACTTGAATTTTTTAAGTAGAGGATTAAATCATGCCACTTGGAGATCATGTTTTAGACGGAGCCCTTGCTATATTGGACACCGAGGCCAATCGCCTCGACATCTGCCACACCATTCCCACGACTTACGCACAGGCGACGAGCACTTACACCGTTGGCAACAAGCTGACGCCTAGCGTCGGCGCTCCTGCTGCTGCCAGCCCCAACGGGCGCAAGGTGACAGTCGCCCAGATCACTGACGGCACTGTCACTGCGACCTCGACCGGGACAAGTGATGACGCGCAGTATTGGGCGCTGACAGACACGGTTAATTCGCGGCTATTGGCTGCTGGCTCCCTTGCTGCTGCGCAGATGGTGACTGCTGGCAACACGTTTACTCTGGGAGCTTTCGACATCCGGCTTCCGAGCGCGTGAGGCTGATATGACACACGCAGAAATTCGTGAGGCGATCCTCACAAATGGCTGGTCAGAGAAAAGTCCCGGCGAGATTGCGGCGCTCTTGAATGAGCCCAAGACCGTGCTTGTCGAACGCATGATTGGCATAGGCACTGTCATGGACGCCCTCGGACCTGCTGATGGTGCCGCCTTGCTGGCGTCATTCGAGGCCCAGGTAGTAACCGATCCTGTTGTCAAATACGGCTGGTTTTTACTGGAGCGTGAGCGCCTTGATGCTGGGCTTGCGTCCACGAGGACCATACTCGACGCGTTGTTGCCTGTTGAAGCCGCTACCGCGCTGAAGTGCTTGGCCGAGCAGACTGTCACGGCTGGCGTGACAGTCCAAGCCGTCATTGACGCGATGGAGGGGATCTAAATGGCGACTGAAAAATGGGCTGCATATACTTCTCGCGGGAATGTCCTCTCCACTGAACTGAACTCCCTTGCTGCCGCAAGTCGGTCTGCGGCTGGCACTGAGGTCGACAACGGCACGAACCTCGATATGTTCGGCGTGCTGGAATTGCAGGTCACGTTCGGAACGGCCCCTGTCGCTGGCGGGTATGTCGAAATCTACATGGTCGCGGCTCCGGACGGAACGAACTACGAGGATGGCTCTGCCACCGTTGACCCCGGCACTCACAAACTGATTGACCGCATCCCCGTCCGCGCCGTCACAACTGCGCAACGGCTTACCGGACGCATGATCCCACTGTTGCCGGAGAAGACAAAATTCCTGCTCTACAACGGATTTGGTCAAGCGTTCCCGGCTAGTGGATCGACGCTGACCCTCTACACCACGAACCGCACGGCGTCCTAATGCATCGGCCTGACGTATTTACACTAGATTATAGTCACCCGCTGGCGCAGGGGCTTATTTTCGGTTTGCTCGGAAATAGACCAGGATCGAGCGTTGCCGAAGACTCGTCTATCAATGCACAGCGATGCGCTATTGCTGGTGATTTGCGTTGGACACAGTTCCTTGGGCGCAACTGTTTACAGTCGTTTTCAGTTGGAGCGAAGTTGTCGGCCATGCTGCCCACTATACCAGAGGCAACGCCTGTTACGATTTGCTGGCAAGAGTATGCGTTGTCTACTGGCCTTGGTACAGGTTATGGGCGCGTCGCAGATGAAATGTTAGGCTCTTTATTTTCAGACAATAACTTGGCTCGTTTTTCAGTTGAATCGGAATCTCTTGGATTCAATAGGTATAACATAGCTCTATCTTCGTCTTTACAGTTCAGACCTACTCACCTGTGCGCTGTATATCAGCCATCCTCTTTTGCTTTTTACGAAGATGCAGTGCAGCGCGACTCGGCCACCGGAACAAAACTAGGGCGCAGTGGCGCTTTTTATATGTTCAACAATTCTAGTGGTACGCGCACATTTAACGGGATAATTGCAGATTTTTGTATCCACAACCGTGCACTCTCCCTCGCCGAAATAGCTCTTCTCGCAGACCGAACAGACCCCATGCTCGGCGGGCTGGTGCGAGAGGTCAACCCGGTTGCGTATTTTGATTTTGGCGGGGCTAGTGCTGGCACTGACAACCTCACAGCCGCCGACCTTGTAACCGGCTCCCCATTACTCGGAACCCCTGCGCTCGGCCAAGTCCACGCGCTGACCGCAACAGGCATCACGACTTCCGCACCTGTGATTGGCACTCCCGCGCTTGGGCAGGTGCATGTATTGACGGCAAACGGGCTGACAGTCTCAGCCCCTGTCCTTGGCACGCCAGCAGTCGGGCAGGATCACTCCCTGACTGCCACCGCACTTGTCGTTGGGCCGCCTGTACTCGGCACGCCGTTGCTGACCGAGAACGCCGCAGACGTTGACGCACTGACGGCTGTAGATCTCGTTGTGGGTAACCCAGTGCTCGGCACCCCATCCATCGGCCAGATTCATGTGCTTGGCTCTGACGGGCTGGTCACCGGGTCTCCTGTCCTCGGCTCCCCGTCAATTACCCAGATCCACACACTTGATGTGCTGGGCTTGACGGCGGGCGTCCCGGTGCTTGGTACTCCAGTTCTTAATGGAGTTATCACTGATCTCCAAATCCGAGCGGAGTTAAACACCATCGGCAGCAATCAACACGCCGCGCAATCTTTTGGTACATTCGACGTAGAGTTTCAGTCATACGGTACAACCAGAATAGAACTTATCTGCATTGCAAATTTTGAAGTTAACGAACTCGGAGAGTAACAATGTCAGTAACAGCAAAGATATACGAAGGTGTTGAAGGTCTACTCGTTGACTGCATCCTATTCGATAAGACAAGAACCCCTGTGGACTATACCGCAATCACAGCGTCGCACCTTCTTGTGCTACGTCCAGGCTCAATCGAAGAAGAAACATGGGAAACAACTCCAACCGAGCCCAATATCTTACGGCATACCGTTCCTGCGGAGGCCGCAATCACTGCAGGCAAATACAAAATCCAGCCCTATATCGAAACTGCTGACGGCTTCAAAGGGTTATGGGGAACAGTCGAGATGGTTGTTTCTAGGAAATGGAAATGAAATACTCTGAACGTGGCAGAATCAATCCTTTCGATGCATACATGGCAGGTTTTGCACCGTGGATTACACCAAGGCAAATTATTATCCTTGACAACCTTTGTGAAAAGTATATAGATACACTTACGGGTATTGAAAAAGAAGCATTTCTTGATTTTAGTGAGCAAATAAAATACGAAGCAAACATTAAAAGAAAACGCTATTTAAACCAAATAGTATGAGAAAAGTCATTTATTGACCTTTCTTAGAAGGAAAGCATAAGAGTGAATTCTTTTGTATTAGATAAGTTAAAAGCGTGGCAAGAAAGTCCATTGCTATTTGTTACCGAGGCGATTTCAGTTCGCCCAAGTTCACAGCAAGCTCAAGCTCTCGCCACCTTTACCCAGCACAAACGCCACACCATTCGCTCAGGTCATGGTACTGGGAAGGATGCTTTTGCGTCTTGGATTGTGCTGTGGTTCCTTACGTGCTTTCCTTACCCAAAGATAATGTGCACCGCCCCTACAGCGCGGCAGTTGAATGATATTCTCTGGGCGGAGCTCTCTAAGTGGACACGACAATCAGTCTTGGCTGATGAGTTTGTAATTCAAAGTGATAAGATATTCCACAAAGATGCTCCGAAAGAGTGGTGGGCTAGAGCAGTAACCGCCAGCGTTAAGAGCTCTGCGGAGGACCAAGCTGAAACACTCGCGGGCCTTCACGCTGAGAATATGCTGTTCGTCTGTGACGAGGCGTCTGGTATTCCAGACCCAGTGTATATCCCACTGGAAGGCGCAATGACCCAGGACAATAACCGTGTTCTCCTTATTGGGAACATGACGCGGAATACTGGGTACTTCTACGACTCACATTATGACCCAATCCAAGCGAAACTTTGGAATCGTATTCACTGGGATTCGCGCAAAAGCTCCAATGTTTCTGCAGACATGATTGAGTATTTCAAAACTAAGTACGGCGAGGAATCAAACACCTTTAGAATCCGCGTTTGCGGAGAGCCGCCGCTTAACGATGAAATGTCTCTCATCCCTCTTCACTGGGCGCAGCAGTGTGTGGACAATGATATTCCTGAGTATGAAGATGACGCCAGGATTATTGGTGTTGACGTAGCAAGGTATGGTATTGACTCCAGCATCATCCTTCCTAGGGTTTCAAATGTCATTAAGCCTTGGGACGAATACAAGGAAATGAACACCAACATCCTCTCACAACTATGCAAAGAGGAGTTTATTTCGTTCGAAGCCGACCGTATTGGTATTGACGAGATTGGGGTGGGTGGGCCAGTGCTGGATTGGTTAGTGCTGAATGGTCTCCGCGGGAAAGCTATCGGTGTAAACGTAGCTAATAAGTCCTTTCAGCCTGAAAAGTTTTACCGCCTTCGGGATGAGCTTTGGTGGCGCGTTCGTGAGAAGTGTATGCGCGCGCAGTACTCCTTCCCTTCTGGGAAGCTAGGCCAAACCCTCTGCGACGAACTTTCCTCTATCCGCTTTGACGATGGAGAAGATGGAAAGGGTATCGTCAAGATTGAATCAAAGAAGGCTATGAAAGTCCGAAATGTCATGAGTCCCAACATAGCTGATGCGCTGTGTATTTCTGAATTCTTCTTTACGCCCATGGCGGGAAAAGTAACTGATCGCGGGAAAGTAAGCCCTCCCACAAAAAAGCTCGACCGCGCTCGGGCAGCTGTTAACTCTTCCCGCTATGGACGTTTTGCTTACCAGGTGGTATAAATGAGACATATTCAACACAATGGATTCGGGCCGAAGTTTGTGGGGTCATTGGCTGAGACAAAGAGTCCTGAGCAAGAGAAGGATGACCTCATTTCGCTGCATGGGAAGTTGATCCAGTGGCTTCAGAGGTGTGAAACCTCCATTCCAGAGACTGAATTTCGAAAGGTTTCGAAGGAAGACTTGGACTTCTATGCTGGAAGACAGGATCCTTTGGAAGTACTTCAGGCGTTGGAAGCTCAGAAACGTCCTTGTGAAGTTTACAATGAAGTGAAACCAAAGATTGATATGCTGGTGGGGCTTTCCTCGCAGGTGCGGAATGATATGCAGCTGGTTCCGCATGGGATAGAAGACGAACCCCTTACTGAGCTGATGAACGGCGTGCTTAAGCATTTCCAAAAGAAGCTTGAAGTGCGTGACCGCGAGATGGAAGCGTTTGATTATGTTGCTAAAGCTGGAAGGGGATTGGTCGAGCTGTACGTTGACGCTGACAATCCCTTTAAGCCAGAAATAAAGTTTCGCTTCCACAAAGGCCACCGCTTTGGGATTGATCCTAACTTCCAAGAATACGACATGTCCGACGCAAGGTATGTTTGGACTGACGTATGGCTGGATGAGGATGACATCAAAAGGGTTCTCCCTGACTTCGACAGACATGCTGTCGCTGGCAACGGCCTCGCCAACCCATCAGACTATCCCATTTTCTGGGACGAAGCGGCTGAAAAATATCGTCTCGTGCAATTTTGGTACCGACAGACGGAAGAAGTCTTTTGGATTGTCTCCCCATTCACAGGTCAGCCTGAAGCCATTCGAAAGAAAGAATGGAAAAAATATGTTGACTCCCTTGAAGAAATAAACGATGCAATAAGTAAGGGAGAAGATGTTCTGCAGAATGGGCTGAAGCCAGTGCAAGTTCCAAACCCTGTCCCTGGATTTAAGAAGTTTGTGTATTTCGCTATCATTGACGGCGCAAAAGTTCTTTCTCACGGGGAAAATACTTACTGGCACGAAGACTTTCCCTTTGTTTTCATTGGTGCGTATAAGGATGATAACCTCAATAACTGGTTCGGCGCGATCACTATGATGAAAGATCCTCAAAGGGGTCTTAACACCATGCGACGCCAGCTAGTACATCTCCTGCAGACAGCTCCTAAGGGAATCTTGATGCACGAGAGTGGGGCAATCTCCAACATCGAGGAGTACGAAAAGCGAGGGAGTGACCCTACCTTCCACATGGAACTCACTGCTGGTGGGCTTGGAAGGGTAAAGTTTACTGAGCAGCCGCAGATCAGCCCAGTATATACCATGCTCGGGGACACTTTCGTTCAAAGCATGAAAGACTCCAGTGGTATACAAGATTCAATGATGGGAATTCAGACATCTTCCCGAGAGCCTGGTGTCACAGTGCGGATGAGGCAGGAAACAGGATTCGCAGTCCTGTATGTTTTGTTCCACAATTTCAGTAAGTCTCGGAAACTCATAACCAAGAAGCTTCTTTCCCTCATCCAGCAGTACGTTGACGAACCAACTATGGTTCGGATTGAAGGGGAAAATGGGATGATGCTGGCTCAGGTTAACACTCAAGTCAACCCACAAGTGCAGGGTTTTAACGACATCACCGCTGGTGAGTTCGATGTCTACGTCGAGGAAGGAATCGAAAGTACTACAATGCGTATGGCGATAGCACAGTGGCTCACTGACTTCGCTATGAACAACCCCAACCTCATTCCTCCTGATGTGATCATGGAATACTCCAATATCCCGTTCAGTGTCAAGCAGCAGGTCAAACAATGGATAGCTGCACAGCAGGAAAGAGAGGATGAGTTCCGCAGAGCAGAGCTTGCGCTCCAAGAGCGCGAGATCGACATAAAGGAAAAGGCAGCTACCAACGCTTCAAAAGCTCGTAGCAAATCCAATTAACAAGTGGGAGGCATTATGGCTGGCGAAAATTTGAATGATCTTTTTGATGTAGTTCCTGAGGGTGAAACCATTGAGACACCTGAGGTTGAGGCTGACGAAGTAACGGTAGAGACCGAAGTCGAAACTGTTCCTGACACCCCTGCTGAGGAGAAAGTTGATGAAACTCCAGACGCTATTGTTGAAACTGATCCTACACCCGAAGCTGATCCTACCTCAGACGCACCAAAGAGTACTGATGAAGTATCTCAGCTTCGTATCCTACTCCGAGAACAGAACCGTCGTATTAGGGAACTTCAATCCAAAGTGGAGAAGTCCACAGGCGAACTGAAAGAAAAAGGATACATCGAGGAGCCTGACGAAGAGGAGCAGCTGGAAGCAGAGAAGGCCAATACCCTCCGCGCTATCCAGCTCGAAACTCTCCTCGAGACAATGAGAATAAACCCGAAGTTCGAGGACGTAGACACCATCGTGTCACAGTCTCGCTTCGATGACATGGTTGAAGGGTATGCTTTCGCTACTGCGCAGCAGCAGGGCGGTAAGGCTGAGGACTACATTGATGCAGTCGCAGCAAAGATCTGGGCAATGCCCAATCCTTACCGCTTTATGTACGAAAAAATCAAGGCGTTTCACCCGGACTTTGCCTCTAAAGAGGAGAAGAAAGAGGAACCTGAAACCCCTAAAGCTCAACCGAAAGCTGAGCCTAAGCCCAAGACCGCACCGGCAACTATCTCCAACCTCCCTGCCTCCAACGAGGAAAGTGGTGGGTGGACTTCTTCTCGCATTGACAATATGAGCGAAGAAGACCTTGTCAAAGTTCCAAAGGACATTTACCAGCGGTATTTGTCCGGGGACTTAAAGTAACAATTCAATAGAGAAACGTCAACTTTTGACCTTTCTCGGAGGACCATTTTATGGCTGATCCTACTACTCGCTTTCTTACGAATGACCCCTTGACCAGGAAAAAATGGGCAAGAGAATTGTTCTCTGCTGTCCTTCCTTCGGTGGAGTTTAACGCTATCGTTGGTTCTGATGCCAACGCCGTTGTCCAGATGAAGAAGGAACTCGCCAAGGGCGAGGGTGACGAGATTACCTTTGGTATCCGTCTGCCCTTGACTGGTGAAGGTGTTGTTGGTGACAACACTGTGGAAGGTAACGAAGAGCGTCTGCGCTTCAGGAACTTCAAGTGTCGTGTGGAAGAGCTGAACCACGCTGTTGACACTGGCGGTAAGATGGAAGAGCAGAGAGTTCCTTACAACCTCATGCAGGAAGGTAAGGACGCGCTGCAGGAATGGTGGGCTTCTAAGCTCAGCGATTACATCATCAACCTGCTGTTCAGTAACTCCAGCTACAAGATTGCTGGTGGTGATTTTGCCCAGGCGATCGACGCTCCTTCGACCTATCGGCATATCATTGCTGATGGTGTTGCCAGTGAATCCGCCCTTACCAGTGCCAACACCATCAACCTGGGCTTCCTTGACAAACTGAAGCAGCGTGCGGAGATTCCTACTGCTCAGAACCAGTACAAGATTCGCCCCATCATGATCGGAGGCAAGGCACACTACCGAGTGTTCATGCACAACTACACCTTTGAAGAACTTCGCCAGAACACCAACGTCGGTGAGTGGGGAGATCTTCTGCGGGCGGCTCAGAAGCTGGCAATGCCCGAGACCGAGATCGTTTACAACGGTCTGATCATCTCCAAGACCGAGCGTGCTCCGCTGATCGTGGATGCTGGTACCAACGACGGCGCAGGCGTTCGCCGAGTGGCTCTGTGCGGCGCTCAGGCTGCGGTATGGGCATGGGGTGGAGCCGGTGATTCCAAGTCAACCACCATGGCCTTTGTTCCTTACTACCGTGATGCCGAGCGTTACGTCATGATTCGTGGCGGCGGTATCTGGGGTGCACGTAAGGTCAAGTTCGAAGGACACGACTTCGGTATGATCACTGGTTCCGTGTGGTCGGCTCCTGTTTCTGCCTAATAACCCTTAAGCCCAATTGGAGGCTTAGACTATGGCTATCAATGCTCTTGGACACAGAGCAGCCGACAACGTAAGGCTCGTTCGTAGTGAAGCAGTGACGCTCGCTGCGGACGATACTTACAACCTGTTGAAGCTGCCGAAGAAAGCCTTTGTGACGGCGGTGTGGTTGGAGATCATTACCCCATTCGACGATCAGTCCGTAGATGGTACGCTGCTCGTTGGTTTCGCTGGGAACGGGGAAGTCGCTGATACTGACTACTTTATGGCAAATGCTGTTACCCTGCCGCTGGTTGCCGGGAATAAAGTCAGCACTGTAGGGAAGTGGTTTGGGGCAGCTTCTGGTCTTATCACCATCACTGCGAATGATAATGACTCAGTAGTCAATCCCGTTGTTCGTATTTGGGCAACCTACTCCATCATCCACTAAAGGAGAATATAAATGGCAACTATCGCCCTGCTTGACTACCGTCGGCCTGATCTCAGGAAACAGACTCTCGAAAACCCTGTGTGGTTGACCTCTGGTGTTTTTGGTAAAGAAGCTGATGACAATGGTGCGCTGCTCTTTTCGTTCCCGAAAGTGCCTGTCGCTGATAACCTCAATCCCTACAATACGTACGCTCCTGCTGGTGACCTTGGTTTGTGTGGCCTGTGTTACATGATCGAAGACGCAGTGATCGAGATCGTTGAAGGGTTCGTTGGTGGTACTGTAATCCTTGACGTTGGTCAGGGAACTATTGCCGCCAACAATGCAGTGAACGGTGATAACATCACCTACTCTGCTCTCGACGGTATTGTAGACAATACTGATGTGACTGAAGCTACTATCGGCTTCTACAAGTCTGCTGTTGCTACAATGCCAAGAACCTTGATTGTCAATGCGGACACCAATACTCCTTGTATCTTCGCAGCGATTTCCTCTAATGCAGCAATCACTGCAGGAAAGGCTCGTCTTCATCTGAAAGTGTCGAGAGTTGGTCCTGTAAAGTAGTTTAACATTCAAAAGGGAGAAAGGTCATTAATTGACCTTTCTTCCATCTTCTCAAGGAAGGAGTGAAGGAATGACACTTCAAGAAATAATTGATGAGATATATCTTCTAGTGAAGGATGATTCTTTCTTTACGCCTGAGGAAGGAGAGGAATTTCCAGCGGCGCTGGTGCGGAGGGTGAACGAAGTTATTGCTTCCGCGTGCGCGCAGCCTGGGGTTGAGATTCCTTCTTTGAAGAAGATGGGACAGTTCACGACGGATACTATTGATCCTTATGCTACTGTTGATGGACTTAGTATGAACTTTGCTGGGAAGATATTGGTGGTTGGAGATCCTTCTAAGAATGTAAAGATTTACTCGGCGTTGGAAGATCTGTATACTGACTACTACCCACTGACAGAAGTTGGAGATATTGAGGGTGTGTTTCTTGCTGGGAATGTGGTGTGGTACCAGAAGATTCCTGCCGTACCAACTGACGTCCTTTGTATTTTTCAGGATGAGCCGGAGAGGATTTCCCTTGGAACTGATCCAATCCCTGTGATTCCAGAGTTTCTTCAGCGGCAAATAGTCGCGCACGGTGTTGCTGCAATGTTGTATGACTTCATAGAGGATGGTGTTGACGGGAATAAGAACAACACCAACAACTCTAAAGGAGAGTTCATGCGTGGGATTCAGCTTTGGAAAGAGTTTCTCGGCGCGAGAAGGCAGCATAATAAAACTTCTCACTGGAGGTATTAAATGGCTACTGCCCCAGTGTTTAGAAGGTCCCTTGGACTTAACAATGTAATTGAAGCGCATCGACTGGTGTACCGTGAAGATGGTGCGTGTCCTTTTGCCGAAGCGGTGAACATTATTATAGACGATAATGGTTCGTTTAAGCGGAGATTTGGGATTGAAAAACTTCATGACGGCGGAGCTCATTCACTTTGGTCTAAAGGGGAATTTTGCTTTTTTATTTCTGGCGGGAATCTTTATAGATTATTACTTGATGACTCAGTGGTGCTTGTGACTTCTGACGTTGGTGACATTCCAATGTACTTTGAAATGATGCATGGGAAAGTGTATTGTTCAAACGGGTTTGTGCGATTAGTATTGACAGATACTACTGTTTCCAACTGGATAGCTAACGTCCCATCTCAGATGAAAGATGATAAAAGAATTCTTGGGATGGTTACGTCGTTTACTAAAATAAAAGCACACGGTGGAAGATTTTTCGTTCAAACTCCTGAAGGGATTTGTCAAAGTGAACCTGGAAACCCAGCTTGTTTTGATATTGCAAACTGTCTTTTACCGTTTAAGGAAGTGCATGACTTCGTTTCGGTTGGGACTGGGATGTATCTTTCCTGCGATGATGGGGTTGTGTTTTTGGAAGGGTACTCAAAAGAGAACTTTCAAAAGAAGATTGTTTATAGTAGAAAAGCCATTCCTGGAACTATGACTACCATTGACGGGTCAGATGTTGGGGATGGTGTTACTACTGAGTTTTATGGTGTCACAGCCGTTTGGGTTTCAGACAACGGCGTTTGTTTTGGAGATGCTAGAGGATTTGTGGAGAATAAAACTTCACGAAGCTTGTCGTTTGACAGAGCGCTTTCAGGTGCTGGGGTTGTTATTCCTGGACAATATTTCTTTTCCTTGGAGGTTGAATAATCATGGCAGTTAGACTTTCTACCGGCGCTGTCAATGCGCTGGCTGGTGGTGGCGCGGGGGATGGCTCATTTGTGGACGTCTTTGCTAATGCTGTTATTGCAGTGTACAGTGGCACACAACCGGCTAATGCTGACGCAGCTGAAACTGGTGATCTACTTGGGCTGATTACTGTAAACGGTGGCTCTTTTACTGGAGGGGTTGCAACGAACGGCTTGAATTGGGATGCGGCCGTTGCTGGCGTTTGTTCGAAACCAAGTGCGACAGAGTGGTCGATCATCCCTGATGCAAGTGGTACTGCTGGATGGGCACGGCTGTACGCTAACGATATGACTACTGGACTTTCTACCTCAGCAGTCAGAATCGACCTTGCTTGCGGTGTAGGGGCTGGTGAGCTTCGTATGTCAACCACAAGCCTTACTGCGACGGTAAAGTCTGTAGTTAATTCTCTCAATGTGACGGTTCCGAAGGCGGCTTAAATGGGCTTCGAAGGTGACATCACTCTCCCACAATTAGTTTTACTTGGTGGACTTGGTACTGAAGGGGAATTTACACTTCCCCTTTTAGGTATTACTGGGACCACAGGAAGTGAATGCTCTTTTAATTTACCTTCGTTGCTGGTACACGGGAAGTTTCAAGATTTTATTGTCGGGAGTTTTAGATTACCGTCTGTCGCAATTACTGGTGAAATCGGTGTTTCAGCAAAAATAGACTGCAGTATAAATCTCCCATTGCTTTTCTTTTCTGGTGAAATG